GTGAACCATTCCGTTCGCAGCTTCTCGGCGTCCGCCAGCAAGCAGTCCACGGCGTGCATCTTCTGCGCGTAGTACCGGTTGTTGTGCCAGACGTAGAACGCCGCCACCTGTGGCGCCTCGTCCGCGCCCAGGCGAGTCAGCAGTTGCGCAAGCTGGCCGTTGACCTTGGCGTTGCGAACAGGCTCCGCGCCATAGCGCTGGCGATACGCTGCCGCGTAGGCGTCCCAGATCGCCGATGTTGGCGCGGGCGGTTTCGTCGTGCTCGCCTTCGTAGGTTTTGCAGGAAGCAACTCGACTGGCTTTTCGGTGCGCTGCGGTCGGTCCGCCGAAGGCGCGACCCCGGCGCAACCATTCCCTTCCCCTTCCATATTCCCTTCCCCTTCCATATTCCCTTCCCCTTGGGAAAGAAAAAGCGAAGAAGCGTTCGCGATGTTCACGCGTGCCTCACGCGTGCAAGTTATTGTTATGTAAGAACTTTCTTCTGGCTCTGGAAGTTCAGACTGGCTTTCCTTGTTGTTGATGACCTGATGCCTTGCGAACGTCGGTATGACACCGAAATCCTCCCCATCCACGCGATACTTCCGCACGAAACCACGCGACGCCAACGCGTCGAGCACGCGTGCGAAATCGATATCGTCGTGAGGGAGGACGTCGAGCTTGAGTGTTCTTGGCGACCACTTGAATCTTCCATCTCGATCGCAACACGTGAACAACCCGATGAATGCCAGCCGGAGAGGGAGGCCAGCCTCACGCTCAAGGTCGAACAGCTCTTCATGCCGGAACAACGCCGGCTTAACAGTTCTGATGCGCGCCATTACTCGTCACCCATGGCAGAGAGAATAGTTTGGCGAGCAAGCGTCTCCGCTCGCTCGAAAACAGCGGGGCCGCCGACTATGGCCTGCCAGAGCAAATCCTTCTGATCGCTCTCCTCAATCAGGCGCTCAACGAGAGAGATCGCCCAATCATGCATCTCAATCGATGCTCGGTTGGCAGAACGCGCGAAAGCGATCAGAGCGACCGCAAGTTCAATGGTGAGGGGGTCATGCTTCATGGTAGCTCCAAAAAAAAAGAGCTTCACCTGCGCGGTCCCGTTTCCGGGTTGGCCGAACGGGTCAAGTGCCCGCCACCGCGCATGTGAAGCTCTACTTGATAAAACCCCGGCCAAGGGGTCCGCGCTAACTGCGCGGCATACTGCATTTTGCCACGATTCGCGGCTCGCGGTACGTAAATCGCACCACTGGTATTGCTTTATTGCCAACTGCGCATTTTCCAAGTTACAATTCGCTTGATCACTCTGTACGTCCCTCTGTGCGGCCCGCTTCGGCGGGCCTCTTTTTTTCATACCGCTGGTTTGATTTTCGTACCGCCACAGGCATGCGAAAGCCCGTCCAGCAGGCCAATCCATTCCCCCGGATTGGTCAGGCTCATGTCCGCCTCGGTAGCGATAGGTATTCGACGATGGCATCCTTGGCTTCAGGCCACGTCCACGCATAGCGCACGCAGTGCCCCTCGGCCTCCAAGCGCTCCCCATACCAGAGCTGCTCTGTAGTCGGCTTGTTCTTGCCCGCCTTCATTTCCACGCTCAAGCCGATGTAGCCGCCGCGCGCCACCGGCAGGCGCACGTCGTGCGCGCCCTTCAGCATGCCGGCGGCCTTGGCCTTGCCGGCCTGGGCCTTGGACAGCTTGACGCCGTTCATGCTGCCTTCCAGCAGGTCGATGCCTGGATACTGCGCGACCACGGCCGGTATGCGCGCCCACTCGAACAGCGCGCATTGCTCGTCGAACTCGGGACTGCGGCGCGGCGCGCGGCGCACGCGCGGCCCTTTTCGCACGGGCCTCATGCCTTCACCTGCGCGGGCAGTTGCTCGGCCATCCAGAGGCCGGCGATCCACTGCACGCCCTTCGGCGTGAACTTCGCCTGGGCGTAGGCGTGGGTGCTGCTGGTCGACACGCCGGTCTTGATGTCGAAGCGGCCGGCGTCGATGTGCTGCTGGTACGGTGCGAGCACGCCGCCGAGCCGGTACATGATGCGCTTGTCGATCAGGAAGGCGCGGAAATCGTTCTCGTTGGCGCCCAGCAGCTTGGCCGTCTGGCGGAAGCCAAACGCGCCGCCGGCGTCGACGTAGCGCTCAACGAATTCGACCTTCGGACGCTGCTCTTCAAGGAGTTGCTGCTGTCGCTCGATGGCCTCGGCCTGCTCGGCCGCCAGCCGCAGCGCGCCGGCCAACGTGGTGGGCACCTTGAACGTCGGCGCCGGTGCGGATTGGTGCTGCACTGCATAGCTTCCCGTCTTGCGGATGCTCGGCAGCACCGTGCCGACGACCCACTCCTCGAATGCCTCGGCCGCCGGCAGCTTGGAGCGCATCACAAGGCGGTAGACATCGCGCTCGGGGATAATCCTGACGGACTGCACGCCACCGGAAGTGGGGGTGCGGATTTCGCTCACCCCTTTGCAATGCGTGCGGATCGCCTCTGCCGGGTTGCTATACCCAAGAACAAGCGCCACATCGCGCGCCACAAACCATGGCTCGCCATCACGCTCGATGACGCGAACGTCATGCTGATCGAAGCTGAAAGGGATGATCTGCTTGAAGGCTCCCATGATCAGCTCTCCGCGCCCGGCGACATACGGAAACGGCCGCCGACCGGCGGGAAGCCGACCAAGATCGACTTCGGATAATCGCCACCATTCTTCATCCGCTCTTCGTGAGCACGGTTGATGAGGTCGATTCCCATTGCTTCCATGCTTTTCGTTTGGCGCTTGCTCATGCTGCATCCCTTACGCTACGCGCGTAGTCCTCGATGCGACCGTCGTCTCGAAACCACTCACCAAAAACGCGAAGATCAGAAAATTGATCATGCAATTCTCTTTCGACATCTCGTCGCACAACGGCAAGGGTTGTTAGATCGCAGCCGGCTCCTGTTTCGAGCGCCCTCACACGATGCACTACATTTACAGACTTGCCGATTTTTATCAGGCCGCTGATTCCATGCCTGACGATGTAAGTGTTGACCATCTGATTTCCTTGACCATTGGCATCTGCATTGCCTAGCAACAGTGCCGGGACAATCATGGCATGGGCATAACGAAGGACAGAGATCGCATCACAAAGAATCCTGCGCGCGGCTGGATAGTGAGCAAAAACGTGCTCCGCTATGCGGTTGCCGCTGTCGATCTTATGCTCGACCTCATCAAGAAGTGCGCGGGCTTCGGCCCTACCGATAGCATCGATGTTTGCTCGCGCCGCCCGAAGAAATGCGGCAGACGCATCGTGCGAAACAATCGTCGCAAAGCGGATCGCCTCGTCGTCAGTAGCAACGCCATAAATCGCGCGCTCGGCGACACTTCCTGCAAGCTCAGGTTTCATCACGAACGGGTGCTCATGCATATTGGCTCCAGAATAGAAAAAGCCCTTGGGAGGACGCACAGGCCGCCAAGCCAAATCAGACACGCGAGTGCTGATGTGCGCCCTCCGAAGGGCTCGGAAGGTGGGCGCATGTCTGAATTGTTTGGCTTGGCGTGCAGGCATTGTAGGCCAAAAAATCCAGGCATGACCCCGTCTCGTTACAATTTCATGCGGCTGACAATAGTCCGAGGTCCTGCTCGCGGTACGCGGCCCACCGCTTGTAGGCTCGTTCCCACGCCTGCCTTTTCTCATCGCGCGGCGCGGACCCTGCGTCGAGCCAAGCATGGCACCGCCAGCAGCCGGGCACCGTGAACTTGTCAGGCGCCTTCAGGCCGGCGCCCTTCCCGTAGTCGCTCCAGTTGGCGTGACACGGAACGACAGTGGCAGTATCGCCGCAGCACACGCCGGGCACGGCGAGGAAGCAGTGCGCACCACGACACGCCTCCAGCATGCGCTTGTCGTGGCCCGGCCGCTTCTTCGGCGCGCGCTTCTTCATGGCGGTGCGTTTGAGCTGGGACGTGCCGCGGGAAATCGGAGCTTTGCGGACGAGGGGGGCTGAACGCTTCATACGTGCTTCGCCTCCGCGCGGCGGTTCGCCTCGATCGTGCGCCACACTTCGATCTTCGCCTGCGCGCCGACCAGCAGCCAGCGAAGCCGCTCCTCCTCCTCAACGGCCGCGCGCAGCGCTTCGAGGAGCTTCTGATACTCATGGTCCGCGTAAGCGTCGCGCTCCTGAGCGTTCACAGCATTGGTGCCGCCAGACTCGGCGGCCTTCATGCACAGCGCTTTCTTCGTCTTGCGAAATTCCTCCAAGTAAATGCGCTCGGCTTTGGCCTTCGCATATGCCGGCGCATTGTCCCGGATGAAGTCGAGGCACTTGAAGATGTTGACCTCGGCGTCTTGGTTCATCGCAGCCCCTGCCGGCGGCGCAGCTCCTTGCGCGCGTGGTGGTCGATGCGGCAGTCGTCGGAGCAATACAGGCCGCCGGGGATTGGCGGCTCGCCGCAGTCGTTCAGGCAGATATCTGGCCTGATCGAGAACTTCGGCCCCGAGCGGGCCGCTGCAATGGCGGCCTCCAGGTCGCGGGCCGCGCTGTCGTTTGCGATGTCGATTTCATCAGGCATGGTTATGCGGCCTCCTGGCGCTCGATCTCGCGCGCCATCTTGTGGGTTTCCTTGTGGTGGTGGTCGCACAGCCAGACCACATCGAGCGGCCGGCTGTAGTCGGGATGGTGGGCTTCGGGCGCCTCCGAGCATTCCGGGATAGCGCAGACGGACCATGGGATCAGGCGCCCCGCGCTGAGGAGTTTCCTCGCGCGTTGCTCGCTGCACGGCATCAACGGCGCTCCGTTGCGACCCAGGACAAAGACTGACAAAAAGTGCTCCTTTTTACGGCTGGTCAGAATGCGTGATCGAACCGCGAAGCGTGCATCTGGGCGAATGGGGTGCGGTCATCCATGTCATCGGAGGCGCCGCCGTCCTCGAAGCCGTTGGACGGCGGCGGCTGACGATGCTGCGGCGTGCGGTTGCCGCGCCCGGTCTGCTCGGCGTACTCGTTGCGCTGGCCGCCGCGCTGCTGCTGGCCCTGCTGCTGCGCGCCGCGCTGTTGCTGCTGCCCCTGCTGGCGCTGCCCGCCGCCGTCGTCGCGGCCACCGAGGAGCTGCATTTGTTCTGCGACGATCTCGGTGCTGTATTGCTTCTGGCCGTCCTTCTCCCACTGGCGGGTCTTAATCTTGCCCTCGACGTAGACCGGCGAGCCCTTGCGCAGATACTCGCCCGCGATCTCGGCCAAGCGGCCGAAGAAGGCGATGCGGTGCCACTCGGTGGATTCCTTCATCTCGCCGCTGGCCTTGTCCTTGTAGCGATCGGTGGTCGCCACGCGGATGTTGGTCACGGCATCGCCGCTCGGGAGATACCTAGTCTCAGGGTCGGCCCCCAGATTTCCAACGATGATTACTTTGTTCACACTCGGCACAATTACCTCCAGCGATGATTGTTGATGATGTTGTTGACCTGCGACTGCGAGATGCCAAAAGCTGCCGCGAGCGCTCGTTTGGCATAGCTTTTGGTATGGTGCTGCACGGTTCGGAAGAAAGCCGCCTGGGTAGGCGGCGGGAAATTGGCGGAGAGGATGGGAGTCGAACCCACACGCCCCTTTCAGGGCACTCGATTTTCAAGACCGGCGCCGGCGCCTATCGGCTGGCCTCTCCAGGTGATCAAACGGCCGCGCTGATCTCGCTCGCGGCGCCGACCGCGCCCTTCAGCGCAGCCGAAATGCTGTCTGCCTTGGCCGCCGCTGCGCGCAGGCGCGCGACCTTCTCGGCGTCCTTGGCGATCGTGCCCAGCTCGATCAGGCTTGCGGCCTTCTCCTTGGTGCCGGCATCGACCGGCAGGCCCGCCACGTAGTGCAAGAAGATGAGGCGCTGGTACGGGAGGGGAATCGGGCTGCCCTCGCGCTCGTAGCGGCAACCACAGGATTGCGACAGGCCGATGCGGCTCCAGAACTCGGTCTGCTTCATCCCCAGCGATTTACGCAGCGCACGGGCTGACGGTCCGGTGACGTCCAGCTCGGTCGACATATTCATATCGCTATCCTTTTCGAGAATCGTCTATGATCATGGTAATGAAATCTTGACACTTTCGCAACCAGAGTGGTTGCTTTTCCCTTCATCGATGCCGTTGTCGCCGCCGCACAACTGCATTGCACTTTTTGCGAACATCAACGAAAAACGGTTTGATTTTCGTACAACTGGTGCTATTCTGCATGCACGCCGCATAGGGTGGCGCATGGAGATAACACGATGAGCATTGAGCGAGTTACACTTACCCCGGCAAGCGAAGCGGAATGGCTTGCGATGCGAGCGCAGGATTTGACCAGCACGGAAGTTGCTGCGCTGTTCGGCTGCTCGCCATACTCCACCGAATACGAGCTGTTCATGCGCAAGACCAAGCGCATCGTGGCCGAGTTCAAGGAAAACGAGCGCATGACCTGGGGCAAGCGCCTGGAAAGCGCCATCGCCGCCGGCATCGCCGAGGACTACGGCCTGATCGTCGAGCCGTTCAAGACGTACATGCGCATCCCGGCGCTGCGCATGGGCGCGTCGTTCGACTTCAGGATCATCGGCACGGTTGCCGGCCACCCGTCCAACGAAGCCCGCCGCATGTTCGAGCGCCACGGCGACGGAATCATGGAGATCAAGAACGTCGACGGCTTGCAATTCCGCCGCGCCTGGATCGACGATGGCGATGATATCGAGGCGCCGGCGCACATCGAATTTCAGGCGCAATCGCAGCTCGAAGTCGCGGGCCTGGGTTGGTCGATGATCGCCCCGCTGGTCGGCGGCAACACGCCGAAGGTGTCGTTGCGCGAGCGTGACACGGAGGTCGGCGCGCTGATCCGCGAGAAGGTTGCGCAGTTCTGGATGCGCGTCGACGCCGGCGCCGCGCCCGAGCCGGACTACACCCGCGACGGCGACACGATCAAGCAGCTCTATCGCGACAACGACGGCAGCAGCATCGACCTGTCCGACGAGCCGCGCCTTGCCGAGCTGTGCGCAGCGTACAAGGCCGCCGGCGCCGAGGAGAAAGCGGCCGAGGGCCGGAAGAAGGCGGCGCAGGCCGAGATCATCGCGATCATCGAGCACGCCAAGAGCATCCGCGCTGACGGCTTCAACATCTCGGCGGGCACCAACAAGGAGAGCTACCGCGTCTACGATCGGGCCGCCAGCAAGCGCTACACCATCAGCGTGAGCGATATCCCGGCCGCGACGATCGAGGCCACGGTGGCGCCTTTTAGAAACGTCCGAATCACGCCCGACAAGGCTGCGTGAGCCGCACCATCCCGCACCATACCGATTGAGTGAGAACCATGACCGACCAGAACCAGCAGCAGCCGATGACGGAAGCCGAATGGCGCCGTCAGGAGCTGGGAAGCATCCGCACCACCCTGGAGCGGCAGAAGCAGGAGATCGGAAAGGCCCTGCCGGAGGAAATCCCGGCCGAGCGCTTCATCCGCACGGCGCTGACCGCAGTGCAGGTGAACCCCGATCTGCTCGACGCTGACCGGCAATCCCTGTTCCTCGCCTGCATGAAGGCCGCCCAGGACGGCCTCCTGCCGGACGGCCGCGAGGCCGTGCTGAACGTCTACAACACCAAGACCAAGGTGTGGGAAGGCAACCGGCAGGTCGAGAAGTGGGTGCCGACCGTGCAGTACCTGCCCATGGTGCGCGGCCTGCTGAAGCTGATCCGCAACTCCGGCGAGATCAGCCACGTCGACGCCGCTGCTGCGTACGAGCGCGACCTGTTCCGCTTCGTGCGCGGCGACGATCCGCGCCTGGAGCACGAGCCGTACCTGGGCGAGGACGACCCCGGCAAGATCGTCGCGGCCTACATCGTCGTGCGCTTCACCAACGGCGAAGTGCACCGCGAGGTCATGCCGCGCCGTGACATCGAGAAGGTGCGCGGCGCGTCCAAGTCCGGCGACGGCGCAAACAGCCCGTGGACGAAGTGGTACGACCAGATGGCGATCAAGTCGGTCATCAAGCGCGCCGCCAAGTTGCTGCCCAACAGCTCGAAGCGCCTGGAGAGCGCGATCGGCCACGACAACGAGGACTACGACGGCTTCAACCAGCGCGGCGAAGTGCTCGATCTGGGCGCCACGGCGGCAGTGGCGGGCGCGGCGCCGGCGGCCCTGACGGACGGCCGCGCCGAACAGGAAGCGCGCCGCCCTTCCCGCTTCGGCGGCATCGTCAACAAGGCCAAGCAGGAAGCCGTGCGCCAGCCGGCAGCCGACGCCCAGGCCCAGGCGCAGGCAGCGGAGTGACGGGCATGGGCCACCACCTGACCGAAACCGACCTTGCCAAGCGCTTCGGCGTGACGGAGCGCACGATCCAGAACTGGCGCCGGGGCAAGACCGGCCCCGCCTGGATCGTGATCGGCAAGAACACCATCCGCTACCGCGAAGAAGACATCCGCTCATACGAGGAGCGCTGCCTCCAGGGCGGCACGGCGCCGGCGGGCGCCACGGACGCAGCCGGCGAAGACGCCGCCGCCTGACCAATCCTTTCGCCACAACCATCATGATTTCCTTCGACACCAAAGACTTCGAGCGCGCGCTGTCCACCGTCTCGCGCGTGATCCAGCGCAGCACCATCCCGGTGCTGGGCATGGTTCGCGTGCAGGCGGACGAGCACGGCGCGCGCCTGATCGGCACCAACACGGAGGCGCAGATCACTGCCGAGATCGAGCCGCAAGGCAAGAAGCTCGACATCGATGTGTGCATCCCGCTCGATCGGCTCCAGGCAGCCATGAAGATCGCCGGCCCGACCATCACGATCAAGGCCACCGGCGACAAGGCCAACATCAAGACCGGCAGCTCCAACCTGAACCCGCCGGCCCAGCCGGGCGCCGACATGCCGCTGATGGCAGTGGAAGGCGATGCCCTGGTCGAGTTCGATTCCGATTGGATCGCCGGCGCGATCGACCGCGTTGCGTATCTCGCGCCCGACAAAGACATCCGCACCTACCTGAACGGCGTCTATCTCGAATCCACCGGCACGGAGCTGGTCGCGGTGGCGACGAATGGGTACGCCCTCGCGCTGGTGCGCACGGCGGCCGAGGCGCCGGAGTTCGACGTGATAGTGCCAGAGGCGCATGCCGGCATGCTGTCGAAGCTCGGACCCGCGACCTACACCGTCTACGAGAATTTCATCTCGGCCCGCGCTGATGGCGTCGAGATCGTGACGAAGCTCCTCATGGGACGCTACGTCGACTATCGCCGCGTCGTGCACAACGGCGGTGGCAACGCCGTCACGCTCGACCGATCGCTGCTGCTGTCCGCCGCGTCGGTCGGTGGCGGCTTCTCCGCTCGCGCAAACCCGAAGCTGATGCCGTCGATCCTCTTGTTTGGGCGCGACGATAGCATTGTCGTCAGAAACCTCGGCGATGACGAGTTCGAGATGGCCGTGCCCGCCATCAACCCCAAGGGCATTCGGCTCGATGCCGGCATCAACTCGGCGTACCTGAGCAACACGCTCAAGCAGCTCTCCGGCGAGACCGTGACGCTCCAATGGCCGGAAAAGCTCTCCTCCCTCCTGATCACCGAAGACGAGTTCACCGCGATCATCATGCCGATGCGCGTCTGACCTTCACCACCAAGCACAAGGGACTGCCATGACCAAGAAGACCGCCCAGGCCGCCGAGCAAACGACCGTGACGACCATCTCCAGCCTGCCGCCGGCCGAGCGCGCCGTGATCGTGCTGGAATCCACCAAGACCGAGACGCACCTGCGCGAGCTGGTCGCCAAGTCGGCCGAGATCACCACCGTGGTCGATGCGAACGGCCGCGAGGAGTCGCACCGCGCCGGCATGAACCTGAAGAACGCCCGCGTCACCATCACCAAGGCCGGCAAGGCCGCGCGCGAGGATGCTGCGGCGTTCTGCACCGCCGTGATCGCCGAGGAGAAACGCCTGATCGGCATCACCGAGGCGGAGGAGACCCGCATCTTCGGCCTGCGCGACGGGTACGACGCCAAGGCCAAGGCCGAGAAGGAGAAGCGCGAGCGCAAGGAGCGTGAGCGCGTGGCCGCCATCCAGGCCAAGCTCAACGACATCCGGGCGCTCCCCATGCAGTCGGCCAGCGACACGGCCGCGCAACTGCAAGCCACCTATGACGACCTGCTCGGCTTCACACCCACCGAGGAGGAATTCGCCGAGTTCGCGGCCGAGGCTGCGCAGGCCCGCGACAATGCCCTCGGCATCCTGAGCACGCTCCTGGAGTCGGCCAAGACCCGCGAAGCGGAAGCCGCACGGCTGGCCGCCGAGCGCGCCACCCAGGAGGAGGAAGCCCGCCGCATGGCCGAGCAACGCGCGGAGCTGGAGCGCCAGCAGCGTGAATTGGCCGAGCAACAGGCCGCTATCGCGCGCCAGCAAGAGGCCATGCAGGAGAAGGCGCAGGCGATCAGCACGGCAGGCGCACTCGCGGCAGCCGCGCCGGGCGTGGTGGACGTGAACGACCTGTTTGCCGCCGCTGGCGTCGACGGCGAGCCGGTACATGGCGCCATCCCCGTTGCCGCGATGGAGCAAGCGATGATGACTGGGACGGGCGCATGGCTGGTCGATGCCGACGTCAGCGGCACCAGCGTGACGATCATCGACCCCGCACAGGTGCCGCCGATGCGCCGGCTGGATAACATGCCGCCCGAGGACATGGCTCCGACCGGCTACTGGTGCAACGGCGAGTATTGGGGCAAGACGCCGGACGGTGACGGCAAGGCGGCGGAGTTCGTCGGCCAGGAGCTGAAGCTGACGCCGTTCTGGACGCACGGCCGCGACGTCACGTTCGTGGTCGACGGCGAGGCCGGCACCGGCCGCGCCATCATGACGCCAGCCACGCCGCAGGATGCCGCCGACCTGTTCCGCTCCAGCCTGGATGCCGGCCAGTGATCAGTCCGTTGGTGTCACGCATGTCATTCTCCTAAATGTTGTTCGCATAATAGGAGATCGATAGCGGATGTGCTAGTGGCGTGGCGCCAAGCAGACGTTGCGCACGTAGTCCTGCAAGGCGGTCAGTTCGCGGATGGCGTCGTCGCCGTCGTCGGTGATTCCGACCACATTCCCCGCAAACGCAGGGTCAAGTTCGGCTCGCGCGCCTTCATCGTCCACGCGGGCGGCGCCGGCGGCTCCGGGCACTGCGCTGCTACCGGCAGCGGGGCACTTGGCACGGACGAACACGCGGCGAGCGCCAGTGCGCAGCTCGTCAGCAAGACGAGCGTTCTCAGCTTTGACACGATCATTCTCCTGTTGTTGGGCGTCGATCGCGGCGGTTGCCTTCTCTGCCCGGTCTTTCCAATCCAGCGCCTCGCGGGCCTGCTCGGCGCCCTTCGCGGCGATCTCGCCCAACTTCTCAGCGTGCACGCGCTTCAGCTCTGCGATCTGCACATCGTACCGGTTGGCCTGAATCGCCCAGGCGCCCCAGGCGGCCAGGATCGCGGCGACCAGCGCGCCGGCGCCGGCGGCAATGGCGTAGCCCTTCCAGTTGATCAGGTTCATCATCCACCATTGTGCATCGACGGAGGCAGTTGCGGCAGGTACGGCACGCCCTGCGGGCGGCGCGTCGGGGATTCCGCTTTCGGCGCGGTCGCGGCGCGCTCGGCCGTCGTGGCGGCGTGCTGCGACGCGCGGGCCGCCTGCGCCACCTGACTAGCGAGATAGTCAAGGCGCGCGTCGCGCTCGGCCATGGCCGCCTCGTAGGCGGCGCGCAGATGGTCCAGGTCTTGCTGGTGCTGCGCTCGCGTGGCAGCCAGCTCGACGTTGTTCTGCAAGTCGCCGAGGTAGTAGCCAACCGATCCGCTGCTGACCGCCAGCAGCATGATCAGCGACCACACCGTGATCTCGTTGAACGACCGCCGGTGCGCGGCGTAGAAGCGCTCAAGATTGCTCTTGAGGCGCAGCAGCTTGGGGATTTGCATATTGCTCAACCTTGCTGTTCAGCAGCGCGACCTGCATGGTCAGCGCCGCGATCTGCCCTTTCAGCTCGCCGATCTGCATGATCGCTTCGTTTCGCTCCTTGGCGAACATGTCGGCACGCGTTTCGGCCTCGCGTCGCGCCTTGCGCTCCTCGTCCAGGAGGTCGTTCAGGCGCTTGATGGCGCCGATGTCGGCGGCGTCGCCAGCACGATCGACCGCATCGCGGGACAGGTACTTGCGCAGCATGACGAACGCGGCGACCACCGCGCCAGCAGCGCCGCCGATCAACCCCCACAGTTGGCTATCCGGCGGATTCATCTCTGTCCATGTCGTCGTGTTCATGTGCCACCCTCGTCGTTGACCGTTGCATCACCACCCCAGGAAGAAGGGGCGTGATGATCGGCCGAGGACCGTGAGGCATGGGCGGGCGATCTTCACTGCGGGTCGGTGCCGTCGACGCCGGCCCGGAGCGCCGGCTGCTGCACCACGCGCGACACCGCCGAAGCGATGCCGCACAGCGTCGAGAGCGACGCAAACACGTGAGGCGGCACGATGTCCTGCCACAGCGGCAGGGATGCCTCGGCCGCCGCGAGCATGGCGCTCAACAGAGCAAAGCGGATCGACCAGAGCTTGTGCCACTGGCCGGCGTTTTCGATGAGGTTCATGCGGCTCCCGTTTGGCTGTGACGCGCGTATGCTTCGGCGAGTTTGGTGTCGTACTTATTGGTTGCGTACCCCGGCCCGTTGTAGCCGCGCGCGAAGTCCGGCCAGTTCTTGGCACGGAGCGCGCGCAGCAGGTTCGGGCTGGCCTTCACGAAGGCGACGAACGCGTCGAGCTGCGCGCCCTCGCTCGTGTACATGGCGTTGACGAACGCCTGCACCGACGCGAAGCCCAGCAGCTTCCAGTGAAATCCCATGATCTGGAACAGGCCCCAACTCGCCGATTCCAGTGCCGCCGGCCGGTTGATCTCGATCGCGCGTGCCAGACGATCCCATTCTCCAGCACCACCGACGTAGCCTCCGGGCTTCGAGTTGACGATGTTAGGGTCGGTCAGGTTGTAGCGCGCGGCATCCATCGCGTGACCTGCCGCGACGAGCTGGCGCCGCATGATGTGGCGCTCGAACAAGATCAGTGGGCGGCCATCCGGCAGGAAGCCCTTGCCGTTGCTCTCCACCTCCGTCACCGCCTTTACGGCAGCGACCGGCACGCCTAGCGCGGTAGCCGCGCGGGCATAGTCGTCGGCGGTGAGTTGCTTGCTAGTTTGGGGCATTGACAAAATCTCCTGCTTCGGCTGGTCCGATTTTATTACCGAAGCAACTATTTTCAAACCGCTATCTGCACAGGCATGCGCAAAATCGCATCGCACCGATCCGCACCAATCCTATGTTGATAGCGAGCGCGCCCGATTCATTGCGGCGCGCATCGGAGGAATCATGGCGAACACCAAACCACGGCGCGGCGATCGTGCGCGGCGCGCGGCGACCAAGACAACGGCCGCCAAGGATGAAGCGCCCTGTTGACGACGATATCGATTTCGCACGCGTGCTCGACGCGTTGGCGTCGCGTGGTTTCGTGCGGAAGTATCGCGTGGATGGGGAGGATTTCGGTGTCATACCGACGTTCGCAAGGCATCAGGTCATCAACAACAAGGAAAGCCAGTCTGAACTTCCAGAGCCAGAAGAAAGTTCTTACATAACAATAACTTGCACGCGTGAGGCACGCGTGAGGCACGCGTGAGGCACGCGTGAGGCACGCGTGAACATCGCGAACGCTTCTTCGCTTTTTCTTTCCCAAGGGGAAGGGAATATGGAAGGGGAAGGGAATGGTTGCGCCGGGGTCGCGCCTTCGGCGGACCGACCGCAGCGCACCGAAAAGCCAGTCGAGTTGCTTCCTGCAAAACCTACGAAGGCGAGCACGACGAAACCGCCCGCGCCAACATCGGCGATCTGGGACGCCTACGCGGCAGCGTATCGCCAGCGCTATGGCGCGGAGCCTGTTCGCAACGCCAAGGTCAACGGCCAGCTTGCGCAACTGCTGACTCGCCTGGGCGCGGACGAGGCGCCACAGGTGGCGGCGTTCTACGTCTGGCATAACAACCGGTACTACGCGCAGAAGATGCACGCCGTGGACTGCTTGCTGGCGGACGCCGAGAAGCTGCGAACGGAATGGTTCACCCGGTGCGCGACAAGCCCCGCCGTTCAGGGCGGGGAGGATGTCAAGACGAGGAGAAAATTCGACACAGGAAGAAATAATTCACCTAGAATACGAACTCACAACAAACAAATTCGAAGATCATGGAAAAGCTTTCGCACATCGCCAAAAAGATCGCCGAGCGCTACTCGCAATTCGACAGCTGGGCCGGCGAACACTTCCCGAAGACATACTTCGTCGTTGCGATCGCCATCATGGCCGTCGTTTGCTTCTCTCTGATTTCCATGGTTTCCAATGGAGATGATGCGCGGCTTGGAGATGGCGACTCCCCGCCAGCCTTTGTCGGCGGCCACGGCGTGTAAAATTCGCACGCATCGACTTCTTGTGCTATGATGGTTTCGCTGGATTGGCGTCCAGCGCAACCCACCAAAAAGCATCACCAAGCCCGGTATCCATTGTTGGGCGGTGTAATCGGCGCGCGTGTTTTGGTGGGGCGTGCGCAGGTTGCCTCGCCAAAGGCCCGCCCAACAATGAATCACCGGGCTTTTTGTCGTCCAGCCGTCGCGGAAGCTATCGGTATCCAAACGTTCCGCACGCGGCGTAGCGCAGGAAGGCCCAAGCGCAAAGGGTGGGAAGCGAAAGCTCTAGAGCCCGGGATGGACGACTCGCACCGTCGTCGAAGTCTGGAGTAGCCACAGCGGGTGTCGATCGACTGTGGTGCCTGAATGCTCAAGCCGGCTCCGCCAGAGCAAACATGGCAAGCTTTCTAAACCCTGCTGGGTATGGGGAAGCTTTGCCATTCGCTAAGCCTCTCCCTCCGAGCAATCTACAACACAAAACCCCTACTTAGAAGGGATGGAAGTCTTGAAGACGTCCAGCGCATCCCTGTAGATCGACTCCTCCTGATTCTCCAGCTCCTTCAGGCGGTCGCGCTTCTCGGACGTCGACAGAGACTTGTCGGCGTTCACCGTCACCTCCTCATCTCGGATCGCTGCGGCGGCGTGGCTCGACTTCTTGAACATCTTGTCGAGCGCGATCAACTCGGCTTGGCCGGGCCGCGCGAAGATGCTGTCGATCGCCTCGCCGTCGCCGGCCTTCTTCGCCTGCTGGAATTCCGTGGCTGCTTCCTTCGCCTCGCGCGCGAGATCGTAGTACCGGCTGCGGATCGGCTTGACGTCCTGGGCGCGCCAAAAGTCCTTTGCGATCGGGATGTCGCTGCTGCTCATCTCGCCCGGCTCGGTGGCGAGGCTGGCCGCGCCGATCGAGTCGGTCACGAACTGGCCCAGGCCGCCGGTGTAGGTGCGCCAGACGTATTTCAGCGTCTCGGGGCTGATCTTGGTGATGTCGTTCTGGTAGCGGCCCGCGCCGGCCAGCTCGCCAGCTGCCGCGATCTGCTGCGCCAGCGCGTCGTACACCGTGCCCTTCGTCCCCCGGTACATCTTCAGGTTATCGGGCTGGCTCTTGGTAGATGTGGTCTCCGGGACGATCTGGCTGCCGAAGTGGTTCCGGTTGAATACACTCTCCGCGCCCGGCTTGATAATCGTAGGCATGGCCGCCAGAAGCGCGTCTTCCGCGTGGTTGTCGCTGTCCGGGTTGTAGGCGCCGTTCAGCGGGAAATACGCATCCAGGAACGACGAGACCATGCGGACGGACGATTTCATCGCGCCCTCGCCGCGCATCGCCTCAGCGAGCGCCACGCCGAACGCATAGGCCGGCGTGAACTCCTGCGACAGCGGGACCTTAAGCGTGTGGTCGCCGAACATCATCACGAAGTTCTTGGTGCGGCCATCCCATCCCTCGCCCAGCCAGCGGTCCTTGTCGTCGTCCATGCCGGACGCCGCCGCGTAGAAGCCGAGCGTCGCCAGCATGCCGAGCGCCGCGAACGCCTGCCCGCGATGCTCGCCGCTCGCCAGCGTGCGCATGGCGTTAGCCGTGCCCTGCACCGCCGGATTCAGGAACAGGTAGACCGCGCCGAGCGCGCCCGTCATCGTGCCCTTGCGGTCGAAGTCCACCGTCACGCTCTTGGCGGCCTGGGCGGCCTTGCCCGGCGATGCACCGCTCTCGCGCAGCGTCATGTACAGCGACAGGCGCAGTGCGTTCTCCGTGGCTTGGTTGGCGATCTCGACCACATGCGCCATGCCGCCGACGATCTTGCGCCCGGCGACCTTGGCCGCCTTCAGGTTCTGGCCGTCCTTCAGGTAGCCGCTCGCGCCGTAGGCGTCCTCGTACATGCGCGACAGCTCCTTGCCCTTGGCCTCCAGGTCGGACATCCACGACGCGCCCGTTTTGCCGCCGTGCATGCGGTATTCCTTCAGGTACTCGCCAGTCTTGCCCACCGGCGCGTTTCCGGTGGCGGCCCACTGGCCCAGCGCCTTCACCGCGCCGGGATACTTCGCCCAGGCTTTCGCGGCGACGCCCGCGCCTTCTTGGCCGACCATGTTGATCGTGCCAGTCAGCGCATCGCGCGCGGCGTTGCGCAGGATGAAAGACGGGTTGTAGCCGGTGTAAATCTTGGACAGGTATCGGTTCAGGCTGCGCATCTTTTCCAAAGCCCAATTCATCTTGGGCGGGTCGAGCGGCCGGAGCTGGCGAGCCAGGGCCTCGTCGTAAATCTGGATGCGCACCGGCTCGCCCTTGACGTAGACCATCACCTCGTTGTCCTGCAACGGCCTCACGAACTGCTGCACGCGCTCGCCGCCGGAATCCAGCACGAGATAGCTTGCGGCCTTCGGGCCGGCGCCCTCCAGGAATGCGTCCACCTGCGAGCGCGCGGAGAACGAGCCAATCGTCTGCTGGCCCTTGGGCAGGCTCGGGTCAACAACGTTGAACACCTGACCGGCGATGCGGCGCCCGCGCGGCGGGATGCCTATCGTCCACAGGCTCGGGTCTTCGTGCTCGGCCACCAGCGCGAGAAGCGACTGGCGAGCGATGTTCTTCTCGCCGGCCGCGACGGCTTGGTCGTAGTCGCGCGCGATGTTCTCCAGGATGTGCTCGGCGCGCTCCTCGTGGCCCATGGCGCGCTTGATCTTCGGGCCATACTCGCCGTCGCCCTTCAGCGGCACGTAGTTCTCGTAGCCGGTCGACAGCGTGTCATGCGTCGTCTGGTCGATCAGGCCGTAGGCCAGCTTCAGGTCGAGCGTGGCGCGCGCGATGTCGCGGGCCTGCTGCGCGATGGCCTTCAGCTCGGTCGCGCCCTTGTACTTCTCCAGGATCGCGTTGGCTTCGGCCGTCATCATGCCCGAGCCACCGTCCGGCATGTCCTTGTTGATCTCGGCGATCTTCTCGTTGCGCTCCTCGGCGTGCTGCGCGTGCAGCAGCTCCTCCAACTGCGCTTGCGTGTGGCCGGATTTGGCAAGGCGCTCCATCAGCGGGCCGGTCAGGTGCTTTTGCGCATCCTCCAGGCGCGCGGCCACGCGGCCGGGCCGATTGGCCTCGGCGCGGTAGTAGTCGGAAAAGCCAAGCTCCTTCAGGCCGGTCAGCTTCTTGATGCGCTCCTGCACCTGCTTCACGCGGTTCATGTTGTCCTGCACCGCCGCCTGGAAGCGATCGAAGCGCGTGGGCGCCGGCGGTGTCAGGCCAGCCTCGGCCGGATTCATCGGCGCCTTCACCGAGTTGCGCGGCGCGTCGCCGCCGGCGCGCGGCTCGCTGCGCAGCGCGGCCACGGCCAGGGCGCGGAGCTGGGCCGGCGTGACGGCGCCGAGCTGCGTGCCGAAGCGACGCAGCATCCATGCCTTGATCGCGCCCATCACGTCGTCGACCCAGGCGCGGATGGCGGCCGGCGCGCTGGCGTATTCCTCGATCGCGTAGGCGCCGAACTCCTCGGCGTTCATCACACGCGCGTCGCCGGCGTGCGCCGCCGCCCGCATGCGCTTGGATGCCGCGTCGTAGAACTCGCGTGCGCGGCCCGTCGAGCGCTCCGACTGGCGAAGCAGCCCATCCAGGCGCGTCATCAGCTTGCCCCATGCGGCCTCTCCCACCAGCGGCTTGACGCCGCTATGGAACATCTCGTGCAGCAGCACGGGCACGGCGCTCCGAGTGCTCAGGTTGGCGCCTACCATGTGGATGGTGCCGTCAGGCATGGTCGACGCCTGCACGCCGCGCGGGGCGTTCTTGCCCGGCAGGCTGCCTGCGTCATCGTGAAGCACCACGCGGCCACGGTCCAGCAGGCGGCCGATCAGGTCTCCGACGTTGCTGTCGCGCAACGTCATAGACAATTCCGTTACATTTATGCCGTTTGCATTGTTGCTGCGCGGCACTACACTACCGGCTGCGGGCTTCGCGCCCGCCTCCGCAGGCGACCCGGAGACCGAGAAAGCGCGGTTTGCATCGTTGACCGACGCGATAAGGTCGCCTAGTTTCACTTCACCAGAGGACGGGGCTGTGCGCGAATCCGGCTCGAACGCGCGCCCGGCAGAACCCGAATTCTGGAGAGCGACGGTAGAATGGCGCCCCGGATTTTTCGTTAGCGGTCCAAACCCGCCGTCGCCCGGCTCTTTTAGATCGAACCCCTCGACCGTGTAGAACACGTTCCGGCCGCCCTCGTTGGCGACGCGGCGGGTCTTCAGCAGCACAGCATAGGTCTTGCCGTCGATCTCGACGGGAGCGATGGCCGTGGTGTAGCCCTCCACGTTCTCGCGGCCCTTGCGGTCGGTGTTGAACTCCACCGGCACAGCGTTCTGCGCGATGTCCGACAGCGCGCGCACAACGGCCATGCGCAGCGGGTTGCGGCGGCCAATCGACAGCATCTTGGAGCGGCCGGCGCGCGAGAAATCGATGTCACCACCCAGCGCACCGTTGCGCACGGACGTGCCTTGCAGGTTCTTCTTGAACCATTCGTTCGCCGTCTCGTAGAGCGATTCCGGAGCGACGTCGAAGGTATCGGCATTGGCGACCTGCACCATCTTCTCCGGGTCGATGCTGGGCGCTACGCTGTAGCGAGGGCCTTCTTCATCGGATACACTGGAGTCGTGGCGCGAGGCGTCGAGTGCAGCCCCAGGCTCGCCAACTGCATCGGCATTCACCTCGCGCCCACGAGCGGCGGTAGAAGGACGTTCCTGGGCTTGCTGGGGCGTACTCGCCCTGCCGCCGCTCTCCCCCTCCGTCTCGACCGTGGCCGCCGCCGCGTCAGCGCTGACCTGCTCGCCGCCCTCGGCCGCCTTCTCCGCCGTCAGCTCGTTTTCGAGCTGGTTCAGCGCGACGACCTTCTCCAGCAGCTCGCCCTCCTCCGGGAACGGCGTGCCCAGGCGACTCTCGATCTGCTCGATCTTGCGCTGGCTCTGCTCGATCCGGTCCTTCGCCTCGACCACCATGCGATCCAGGCTGTTGACCTGATTGGCGGCACGCGCGGCGATGCCGTTGATGGCGAACTCACCACGGATCGGATACGTGATGATCGGGTCGGGATCGCCAGGGATGCCGACGTGCACGCCCGCCACGTAGGCATCCGAGCCTTGGCCCTTCAGGCCGTAGAACGTGATCGGGAAGCCGCCGATGTGGCCGATCACCTTCTCGCCGTCGAACTCCTTGCCGGTCAGCGCCTTGAACTCGTCGAACAGCGCTGCGCTGAATTGCTCGCGGGCATCGAACTCGGCCTTGCCGGCCTGCGCGAGGAACTCGCCCGCGCGGATCGGCGTGCGCTGCTTGATCGCCTCGGTCAGATCGGCGACGCGGCGCTCGTTGCGATCGACGGCATCCTCGGCGTAGTGCTTCTCGCGCGAGAGCCGGCGCTGATCGCCAAAGTGCGCGTGACGCAGGCGCTCCAGGCGGTCGACGTCCTGCTTCAGGCCCGCCAGCTTCATGTAGCGCTCGTCGCCCGAGGCCAGGGCTGCCGCCATCTCGAACGCCGACGCCTCGCTCACGTCTTCCAGCGAGCGCACGGTGTCGTCGCCGTTCATGGCCTGCTCGATGAAGCGCGCCTTGCGGGCGTTCATGCCCCACATGGTGCTGTCGTAGCTGCCCTTGGTCGCCCAGGCGCGGATGCGCACCTGCTTGTTCTGGTTGCCTTGGCGAACGATGCGGCCCTCGCGCTGCTCGACCGAAGACGGGAACCACGGCGCGTCCAGGTGATCCTCGGTCATGAGGCGCTTCTGCACGTTGGTGCCCGTCTCCATCTCCTTGCCGCCGATGAGGACGCGCTTCTTGCCCTCGCGCATGTCGGCAAACAGACGCTCCTTCTTGGCGTGCTGCTTGTAGTCGCGCATGAACGCGATGTGGTCGGCCGGCACGCCGCCGTCCGTCAGGCGCTTCTCGATCCAGCGGCGCATGTCGAAGCCACGGCTCGCGGCCGACTGCTCGCCCAGGCCGATGTCCGTGAAAATCAGGTGCGACGCGCCCTTGATCGGGTCCGGCTTGCCGGTGGCCGTGTCGAAATACTCGTGGTCTGCCATCGCGTGATAGTCCTCGATCACGGCGTCGAGCATCTGGTTCAACTTGCTGTCGGGATCGTTGGCCCGCGACGGGTCCACGAAACGCATGTCGATCGCCGAGAACCGGCCGTCGCCGATCACGCGCAGGATGATGTCCTCGCCCTTCTTCGCCGGCCCCTTGCGCTGGCGGATGGCCGTGATGCGCTGCTGTAGCTCCTGCTGGTACTCTTTATATCCGTCCGGCGATGGTGTGATCCGCACCTCGCGCTGGCCGCCCTCGACGGTTGGGCGCTCGACCAGCTCGCCCAGGCTGCTGCTGGTCAGGATGTCCATGAACGAGCGGACGCGGCGCATCAGCTCCGGCACGTTCTGGAACTTGGCGAAGCGGCTGACGACCTCGTAGCCGCCGGCGGCGTTCTGCTCGAAGCCGGCAACGATGTCGCCGTACTGGCTCGCCCAAGCGTCGAACGACGTCAGGCCATCCTCCTCCAGCTGCTTCGGCTGGAACAGGCGCTGCGCCGTGTACAGCTCGCCCATGGTGTTGGTTACGGGCGTGCCCGATGCGCCGACCAGCGACCGACCCGGCTTCTTGCTGCGCAGGTACTCGACCTTCATCATCAGGTCGAACGCGCGCTGGCTGCCGGACGGGTCGATGCCCTTGACGTTGCCCTGGTTGGTGGCGAAGTCGAGCTTGCGGAACTCGTGCAGCTCGTCAACGAACAGCATGTCGGCGCCCAGCTCCTCGAACGTGAGCACGCGGTCCTTCTTCTCGGTCGCCTGCTTAGCCTCGATGCGGCGCTCCAACTGCTCGATCCGGCGCTCGACCTGCTTGCGCGTCAGGCGGTCGCCCTTGTCCGTCTCGGCGAGGATTTCCTTCCACTCGCCGATCTGCTTCTCGATGTAGCTCTTCGTGAACTCCTCGCTCATGCCGACGCGGCCGAACGACGAGTGCGTCATGACGATCGCGTCCGGGTTGTTGAGCGCGGCCTGGGCGATGAAGCGGCGGCGGTTGTGCGTGTGGAAATTCGTCTCGTCGGCCACCATGATGTTGGCCGCCGGGTACAGCTCCATGAACTCGCGCGCGAACTGCGCCAGCATGTGGTTGGGCACCGCGTAGACCGGCTTGTCGATCAGGCCGAGGCGCTTCTGCTCCATGCCGCCGGCAATCATCTCCATCGTCTTGCCGGCGCCCACCGCGTGGGCGAGATAGGTGTCGCCCGCCTGAATCTGGCGCCAGACGGCCCGCTTCTGGTGATCGTACAGCGCATAGCGCGACGACATGCCCGGCAGCGTCAGGTGGCTGCCGTCGAACGCGCGCGGCGCGATGTTGTTGAAGTTCTCGTTGTAGTACCGAGTCAGGCGGTCGGCGCGCTCAGCATCGGTCCAAATCCAGCGGCGGAAGGCGTCCTTCATCTTCTGCGAGATGTCGTTTGCCTTGGTCGTCGCCTCGATGTCGACGTGCGTTTTGCCGTCTTGGTCGCGGAACGTGACCTTGATCTGGCGGTTGTTGAGCGTGGCGTCGAGAATCTGCGACGCGCTCATCTTCTCGAAGCCCCATTCTGTGATCGCGCGCTCGACCGACGCGACGGTCCAGTCGTTCAGCTTCTCGTGGTAGGCGACGTCCATGCGCTCGCCCAGCGCATCGCGCGCGAACGCCTCAATGTCGGCCGGCTTCACCCAATTGGCGCCCAGCTTGACGCTGATGTCCTGCGGGCCGAGCGGACGCAGCTGCACGGCCAGCAGCGCCTCGACGTTGCGCGAATAGCGCTTGTCGATCTCGGTGGCGGCCTGGGCCTCCTTCAGCTTGCGCACCACGTTGCCAGACAGGTACTCGTCGGCCATTTGCCAGCTGGCGCCCGGCGCCTCGTAGATGGCCGTGCCCAGGTCAGCGATTGCCTGCTCGCGGCTCACACCAGCCAAGCGCGCAACGGTGTCCACGTCGAACGCGCCGTGGCGGTCGAGCGCCACGAACATGGCGTCTTGCGTGGTGTTGATGACCGGCTCGGTCGGGCGCTTCAGCACGCGGTCTTGCAGCACCGCGCCCTTGCTGATCGTGCCGTCCTCGTTGATGCGCTCCAGCGCGTGCGCCAGGGCGCCCTCGGCGTCGATCGTCATCAGCGGCGCGTTCTCCAGGCGGCGCGTGACGCTCGTGGTGCCGTCCGGGTTCTCGCGCTCGATCGTCGAGAACGCCAGGATGTTGCCGTGCTCCTTGACGAACGCGTCGTATGCGCCGTTGAGCGCCTGGAGCGAGCCCTGCCAATCGCCGTCCGTGAGCTGGTCAAGCTGGGCCTGCTTCAGCGCGTCGCGCAGGCTGACCCAGCCGCGCAACCACGCCCGCTCCTTCGGCTTCAGCTCGATCCGCTTGCCCTCGGAGTTGAGGCGGTGCGTCAGGTCCGCGCCCGCGCCGTCCTCGACCTGCATCAGGCGGCCGTCGTCGGCGACGTACAGGCCGCCCTCCTTCTTGGCCTTCGGGTTGAAATCGCGGTCCTGCACGAAAGCGCGCTCGGCCGCGCTGCCGCGTGCCGGGCGGTAGTCGCCCTCCGGCAGGCTCTGGATGGCCTTGGCGAATGCCTGCTCGATGTCCTCACCGGCGCGCGGCACGACGGTGTACTCGTCGGCGCGGTACATGCTGCCGGTCTTGGCGTGCTCGCCCAGCACCATCTCGGGGTGATCGGAGAAATACTCGTTCACGGGCGCCTTGCCCTGCGGCGTGTCGACTTCCTTGGTACCCAGCCACTTCACACCGTTGTCGGGGATGCCCGGCCCGCGCTTTTGCAGGAACAGCACGTCGGTCACGACTTCGGTGCCGGCATTCTCCTTGAACGCGGTCTGCGGCAGGCGGACGGCGCCGATCAGGTTGGCGCGCTCGGCCATGAACTCTCGGGCGCGGCTGCTGGCCTTGTCCATCGTGCCCTTGCTGGTCACGAACGCGACGACGCCGCCCGGCTTCACGCGGTCGAGCGTCTTGGCAAAGAAGTAGTCATGCAGCATGAAGCCGTGCTTCTTGTACTCGGCATCGTTGCTGACGACGGTGGAGCTGAACGGCGGGTTGCCGATCGCGGCGTCGAAGAAGTCCTTCGGCAGCGCGGTCTTGGTGTAGTCGCCGACGATCACGTTGCTCTGCGGGTACAGCGCGCGCGCGATGGCGCCGGTGATCGGGTCGAACTCGATGCCGGTGTAGCTGCTGTGCGCTGCCATCTGCGACGGCATCAGGCCGTTGAAGTGGCCGACGCCCATGCCCGGCTCCAGGATGGCGCCGCCCTTGAAGCCCAGGCGATCCAGGCCCGCGTAGATTGCGCGGATCACGCCCTCGCTGGTGTAGTGGGCGTACTGCATCGTGCGGCGCGCGTCGGCGTATTCCGCCGGCGTGAGTGCCGCCTTCAGGCGCTCGCCCAGCGCTTGCCAGGACGCGTCCTTGTAGCGGCCGTTGCGATCCGGGAAGATGCCGTTTGCGATCTCGGACGCACCCCAGCCCGTATAGCGGGCGAGCAACGCGCGCTCATCGGGCGTTGCGACGCGGCCACCCTTTTCGAGCTGCTTGACCAGCTCGACGATCTGCACATTGCGCTCGGCCGTGTCCTTCCACGACCCTTCGCGCTTCAGGTCGCCGGGGCGGATGCGGTGGTTTGCTGCGGCGCTTGCAGGCTGCTGATCTCCTCGACTGCCTGCTGTAGCGCCACGCTCTCGGCTGCCTTCAGCCGACTGTTCGCTTCCTGCGTCCGCGTTTGCGGGTCGCTGATCTTCTGGAACTGCGGGTCGTTCGCCAGCGCGTTGTGCGCTTCGTCCTGCGACGCCTGCACGTCCGCCGTCAGCCGGTTCAGATACGCGGCCAGCGTCCCGTCCGCCTTCATCGCCGCGTACTGCTGCGGCGTTTTGTCCTTCATCGCCAGCTCCAGGGCGTGCCGGATTTGCTTCGGTGTCATGTTGGGCCTCCTGGGCCGTTTCGTTCTGAGACAGCAGCTCTGCATGCAGCCGGCCCGCCTCCTGGGGCGCAGTCATACCCTCGGTTTCCAGGCCAGGGAAGTGCCGCACCGCCTCGTAAAAGGACAGCAGGTAGGGCTTCACCTCGGCGCCGAAGTCCTCGACCATGGCCTTGGCATAGGCGCCGAACTCGCGCACGCCGGCCTCGATGTAGGCGCCGGCGATCGTCATGCCGTCCGTCACCAGCTCGGGGTCCAGGCCGGTGAAGGCCGTCGACTTCAGCTTGCGGCGCATGCGCGCGCGGGCCTTCTCCACCGCGTCCTCGGTGAAGAGTCGATTTTTGCTGAAATCTACGCCGCCAGAAGCCTTGCCGGCCGACGCCCCTTTCGCCTCCGCGCCGGCCGGCTGCTGCTTCTCGATGGTCACGCCCATGCGCGCGGCGCGCTCAAGCTCCGCGCGCGACCACGTGGTGCGTCCGCCGGTCGCCGTGTTGCGCACGGTCGTCTCGCCGTTGCGTCCGATCGCCTCGATCTCGTAGGACTGGCCGGCCTTCGAATAGCCGATGTCTGCGGACGGCGTGACGGTATCGCCCTTGCGCGCGTCGCCGAGCACGCGGTGCGTACGGTCGGGCGCGGCCTTGGCCGGCTTCGCGGCCGGCGCGGCGCCGAGCTGCATGGCGGATTCAATCTTGCCTCGCGTCGACGGCTTCATCTGGTCGAGCGGCGTGCGCAGCAGCCGGCGGCCGGCGAGGTTCAGCTTGCCGTCGTTTCCGTAGCCTGCGCGCGCGAGGAATGCGGAACGCTCTGCATCGGTTGCGCGGCTCCAGCGATCTGCCGCGTCGGCGGCGGCCTGCGTCCCCCGCGACGCGGAGTCGTCACGGCCTCCTCTGCGCTCATCCCGGTTTGCAGCCTGTAACTGATCGTCCTGTCCGACAGGCCGGTTTCCTCGGCCCACTGCGTTACGGTCATCGTCCTTCCGAGCGCCGTCAGCAGCCGATTGCACCGGGTGTTCGACATCTGCTCGCTCTTGGTTGCCCAGCGAACGTTCCCCGGCGCGTAATCCCCGTTGACGTCGATCCGATCCAGAGAGTGCTTCGGGCTCGGCCGCTCCCCCACGTCCTTGAGGAACGCCAGAAAGCTCTCCTGCCACGCCCGGCACATCTTGATTCCGCGGGCCCCGTAATTCCGGAAGCTCGGGTTGTCCGGATTGTGGCACCGATCCTTGACGTTGAGCCACGTCTTGTAAATCTGCGTCTTGTACATCCCGTGCTGCTCGCGGTTCGCGAGGAACTTGGTCGGCGTTTCCATTTTCTCCTTTGCTGCTCGATTGGTTTTCCAGTTGCTTCGGCTTGACCTCGAAGCGCACCTTTCCCGTCTGCACGACCTCGTGCGTGTCGCTCATGCCCTTCTTGGCGATGTGAGCATCGGCCTTCTCGCGCGTGCCGAACCACGTCACGGCCTCGGCGGGCGCGGTGGCCTGCGCGCCATGCACACGCGGCACAAACAGGTCGCCGGGTTCGGCGTCCTTGGCAATGGCCTTCATGGCCTCGCGGACCTTGGCGCCGTGCGCGCGCACTTCAGCCTCGCTCATGCCGGTGGCGTCCTGCACGAACTTGACGTAATCGGCGTCCCGCTTGCTCGGGTTCTGGCGCGCAGCAATGAAGGCCGCGCGGTCGATCTCGCTCTCGAACTTCGGCGTGAACGACTTGCTTCCGTGGTTGTAGCGCTCCTTGGCGCCGGCCAGCTCCTTCGGCAGCTTCAGTGCACCATCCTGCTCGGCGACCGCACCAGCAGTAGCTCCACGTTCTCCAGCAGCGGGCGCAGGCTTCTCGGCACGCGCCGGTCGTTCAGCAGCAGGCGCCGCAGGAGCTGCGCTTGCCGGCTCTGCTGCGGTGACACGCGCTCCAGCAGGTTCAGCGCCGCGATCATTCGCTCCATTGGCTTCCTCCAGGGGCTTCACATCGAAGACGGCGCGGCCGGCCTCCTCGCGCTCGACAACCTGATGCGGCTTGCCGGTCTCGCGCGCAGCGGTGCGCATGGCGTCGTTGGCGTCGGCCTGCTTGACGAACGCGCCGGAGGCGGTCTTTTCCGGCGCCGGCTCGGCGGCCTGCTCAACCTGGGCGGCGGGCTGTCCGTTCTTGCGCTTGCTGATCTCGGCCTCGACGCGCTTGCGCTCGGCCACCAGCATCTTGTCCCAGCCGCCCGTGCGCTTCGCCTGACCGGCGAGATACTTCATGCGCTCGCGCAGCGCCGGCTCGTCCATGGCGGACAGGTCGGCTCCGGCCGGCGCGCGGGTGTCGGTCGGGCCGGCGGGCGCCTTCGCGGCCGGCTCCTCAACGCGTGCGGACGCGGCCTCCTCGACCTTGGCCGCCGGCTCGGGCTTGGGTGGCTTCTCGCTGGCGGCATTGTCGCCGATCTCTTGCAGCGCCTTCTCGCGCTCGGTCAGCGCAGGAGCGGCCTCGGCGACAGGCTCGATCTGCGCGACCTCGACGCCGTTGTCGCCGACCTTGACGTTGTAGACGGTGCCGTCATCGCCCACGACTTGCTTGCTCTCGGGCACGACCTTGCCGACAGCGCGCTCGATCGGGCCGGCGGGCGCGGCCGGCTCGGCCGCCGGCGCGGCAGGAGCTGCGGCAACGGGCGCAGCCGGTGCGGCGGGCGCCTGGTTCTCGGGTGCAGCAGGCGCGGCAGGCACTGCCGGTGCAGCATTGTTTGGTGCCGCACTGTTCGGGCGATGCCCGCGACCCATGGCGCCAGCAAATCCACCGCCAGACACGCCACCGACGACGCCGCCCTGCACCAAGTTTTCCAGCAGACCCTCATTCAGGTCTTGATCTGGATTGATGTTGCGCTTCATCGCAACGTTCTGGCCGTACTGCTCGCCGGGGCTTTGAATGGCCTCGGTCACGCCCTCGTTGACAAAGCCCTTCATGACGCGCGGCACGAACTTACCGCCCTCGGTCATGATCTTGCCGAGGAAGTGGCCGCCCACCTTGTTCACGGCAGCGTCGACGACGCCGGCAACGATGCCCGCCTGCTCGGCCGTGACCGCTGCCAGCTTCTCCTTGGCCGTCTCGGGCGTGAAGCCGGCGGCGATCAGCTTCTGGTACTCGGGCGATTTCTCCAGGTCGGCGATGCTGACCTTCGCGACATCCTCGCGCGCTTGGTTCGCCTGCTGTGCGTAGCCGATCGCGCCCTCGCTGACCGCGCCCATGGTCGCCATCGTCTTCGCGCCCGCCTGGATGGCGGCCTGCTTCGCTGCCTCGGCCGTCAGGCCAGCCTTGAGCGCCTGGGCTTCTGCCTGGGCAGCAGCGCCGCGCGTCAGGTACGCGGAGATGGCGAGGCCCAACTGCGTCGGCAGGTTGCGCACGACGTCGCCGATCACCTTGACCGGCGAGGCCCAGGCCGCTTTGTCCAGGTCGGTGGTGGCGTATTCCTTGTGCCCGTAGCGCAGCTCGGCGCCGGGCGAAATCTCCTTCATCGCCTCTTCGCTGTTCTGCGACATGCGCCGCGCGAAGCGCGACAGGATCATGGCGGTGCTGTTTTCCTGGTAGTCCTTCAGCTTCGCCGGGTCGTTCTTGAACAGCGTGGCCGCGTCGCTCTCGCTCAACCCTGGTGTGAAGACATCCAGCAGCTTGGCGCCGGCGCCGGCGAGATCGTATGCGCCGGCCTTGAGCGACTTGCCCAGGAACGACTTGGCCGCGTCGCCGACGCTCTCCTTCTGGCCGGCCTGGAAGCGGCTGATCTGGTCAGGCGATGCCAGCTCGTAACGGTCCTTATCGTCGCCGGTGTTCATGCGCGCGAGCACGTCAGCACCAGGATCGGCCAGAACCTCGTAGCGGCCCGGCTCCTGCGCATCGAGCGCGGATTGCAGCGACGGGATGGAAGGCGTCGCAGGCGCTGCGCTGTCGGCAGATGCCACCTTGCCCGCCGGCGCGGAGCCGCCAGCGCGTGCGGCAACCTCGCGCGCGTAGTCGCGAGTGCGCTTCGCGCCATCCGACACGTCCGGAATGATGCCCTGCTTCAGGTCTTTGCGGTCATAGCCAGCGTGGTAGCCGGCCGCCAGCAGCGCGGGGTCTTTCGTGCCGAGCGCGCGCTGCCCGTAGGCGATGTAGCGCAGGCCGGCCTCCAGGTTGTTCCACGGATCGCGCATGCCTTCCGTGGTGCCCATCATGGCCTTGTACGTGCCGGGCATGACCTGCATGCCGCCGATCGCGCCCTTGTTGCTGTCGCGTTCGTTGAAGTTGTCGCTCGACTCCTGCTTGAAGATGGAGAGCGCAAACTTCGGGTCGATGCCAAGTTCCTCGGCGCGGCGGGAGACGTCGGAGGCGGTCGGCATGCCGCGCGACTTCACGGCCGGCGCGGCGGCCGGCTCGGACTTCAGCGCTTCTTGCAGCGGGGGCAGTTGGTAGATAGAGGCGTTCGTGTCTTCGGTGGTATCGAACAGGGGAGCGAAGAACGGTTGGTTGTCTGCCACGAAGCGCCTCTATCTGTGTCCAGTGTCCCGAGATTGTACCCGATGAACGGGCCTGTTTTAATTGTCGCGCGGGGGCAGCGCGTACACCGATTGCTTCGGCGCCGGGCTGGTGACTGGGCCGAGCTGCGACGGGTCGATCAGCTTGATCTCGCCCGTCTTCTTGTCGCGCACGTAGACGCCCTTCGGCGATGCTGCCGGCGGCGCGGCATCCTTCGCCGGCGCGGCGGCGCCATCCTTGCCAGCAGCAGGCAGGCCCGTCTCGCCCGGCTTGCCGCCCGCGTAGATGATGCTCATCGTCTGATCGACGAGCTTGTTCTGCTCCTCCTTCGGCTTGCGCGAGAACGTCGGGTCACTTTTCATGAAGTCCGAGAACGCAAGACGCCGCGCCTCATCCGGCGACGTGGCGCGCTTGTACTGGCCCGCGCCCAGGATGCCGGGCAGCGCCTCCTTGATGAAGTCGTCGGACACGCCGGCGGCGCGCAGAGCGTCGACCTTTGCGCCAACCTGCGCCTCGACCTTGGCCCGCTCCTTGGCGCCGGTCGTCGACACGTCGGTTTGCGCCTTGGCCGTGTCCTCGCTGATGCGGTTGCCGGACTTCTGGTCTTCCAGCTTGCTTTGCTGGTTACCCTTCAGGACCTGCATGGAGACGTCGCGCTTGAACTTGCGGTCTTCCTTGGCGATGTCGGCCGCGTTCTTGACGTTCTGCGCCTCCTGCGACAGCGCCATTTCGTGCAGCTTGGCCGGATCGTAGGCCATGCCCATGCGCAGGATGTCGCCCTTGGACAGGCTGATGTTCGATTCCGTGCCGTTGCCCTTGTTCTTCAGCGTGACGTTGATCTTGCCGTCCTCGCCGACGCCGTGCGACACGAAGTCGACGCCATCGTCGATGAACTTGTTGTAGTAGTCGCCCAGCGCCTTCACGCCGCCGTCCACGTCGTTCGTGAACATCAGCTTGGTCATGGCCTTGCCGAACGTCTTCACGGCATCCTGCCCGCGCCGCGACTCCACCCACTTGCCGAGCGATTCAGCTTTGTCGAAATCGCCCTGGGCGATGTACGCCTCTTGCAGCTTCGGCACGCCCGTCTTCATGAAATAGTCGGCCACGTTCGGCACCTGCTTGCCGGCCTCGGCCTCTGCGTCTGCGCGGTTCGCGAACGTCTTGCCGCCGACGCTGAAGGACGGCAGTGCATGGGAGCTGTCCGTAGTCGGAGTGCCCATCAGGCCAAATGCGGATGACGGCGACGCCGGCGCGATGTTCGCGGACGGCGCGGAGCTGCTCGCCGGAGCCGGCGCGGGCGCGGGCGACGGCGTGATCTCGACCGGCGCGGGCGCAGGTGCAGCGGCAGGAGCCGGAGCTGGCGCGTTGCCGCCATCCTGCGACGGCCCGGCTGGCGCCGCCTGCGTGGTGCCGCTGATGCCGTTCTGCTTCACGATGTCGGAGATGGCCGCGTTGCGTGCCTCCTGCGCCTCTTTGAGGCCCTGCTGGCGCACCTGCTCCAGCTCGTCCTCCTTCATGCGCGTGCGCAAGTCCTTGCCCATCGCCATGCCTTGCCGGAGGCCCTGGGACATGCCGCCGGCGAATCCGCCCCAAAAGCTCATGCGTTCACCTCGTGATTGAATGCCGCGATGTGCTCATTGACCGCCACGTTGATGGCGTCGAGCCGCGCCAGATAGATGACGTGCTCGCGCGGGTGGTGTTGCTTCAGGTAGGCCGCGCGCCCCTCCTCCCAATACGCCGAGCACGAGATGCAGTCGGGCGAAGCGCGCAGCGTCTCATAGAAGCGCGGCAGCGTCGCGCCCTGCCCCTTCAGGTACGACAGCACATCATCGTCATCCCAAGTCTCGATAGGCAGCAGGTATTGGATGCCATCGACCACATCGCCCGACTTGATCGGCGCCTTCAGGCGGTCGCTGTCCTTCTGGCCGCGAATGATCAGCGTGACACCATCCTGCATCATGCGCTCGTGCATCGGGATCATCAGCGAGCGCAGGCAGCAGGAGTAGCGATCCTGGATCAGCGCCCGGCCATCGCCCGCCGCCGTCACGCCGACCGGCGTGCTGTTGACCGGCACGATGTCGGACGGCAGGCCGAATTCCTCGATCACCTCCGGTTGGCGACCGCCGATCTCCACGAAGTGCGGCACCATCTCGCGGATCGCCTTCATCTGCTCGACCGTCTCCGGGAAGGCCGCGCCGGTGTTGAGCCAGTACACCGTCAGGCGATCCCAATACGGGCGCATTATGTACAGGCACGCGAGCGAATCCTTGCCGCCGGAGAGCTGGAGCGCGATTTTCTTGTGATTGCTGATGATCTTCTGCATGTTTTCCCCGTTAGAACGCCATGAGCGCAGCGCCGCCAATCGTGCCGACCATCGAACCGAGGCCAGCACCGCTTGCCGCGCCCGCTTGCTGTTGCGCGGACCAAGCATTGACCTGCCCGTTGTACTGCGAGTTCAGCAGGCTGCCCATGTTGTTGTAGCCCTGCATGGCACCGCCATAGCCCTGGCTCATGACCCCATTATTCTGATAGAAATTGGAGTTGGCAGCGCTCGTGTTGCCGACGGCCGAGTTACCGGCGTTCAGGCCCAGGCCGTATGCGCTTGCGGCGGAAGCAGGCAGGCCATTGCCCATGTTGATGGCGTCGGACTTCAGCGCCAGCGCCTTGTTGCGCACGTTCTCGCGCGCGGCGTTCTCCGCGCCGGCGCCGGCCAGCGCGGTCAGCGTCGACGTGGCGCGGCTCTGCCCCTGGAAGCGGCCGGACAGAGGGTTGATGCCCATCGCAGCCATGCTGCGCTGTTCAGCGCCCTGCTGCTGCGTGGCGTTGCGCTGGACGTCGCTCTTGGCCTCGGCCGCCGCCTGGGCCTCCTTCTCCGGCGTGTCGTATTCGTTCGCCGTCTTGATGAACTCGTCCTGGAGCGGCTGGAACGTGCCCTTGTAGCGGGCGCGGTCCTCCTGCGCCCACTGGTTCGTCTGATCCTGCGTTGCCAGCTGCTGCTCAGTGACGCGCTTCGTAAGCGCATCCATGTCCGCTTGGCGGACGTTGCCGACGTCGAACTGCTGCTTGGCGAAGTCGAGCCAGTTCTGGCCCAGCTCCGCGTTCTTCAACGCCGCTACGCCAACATTCGGATCGGGTGCCGGTGCGTCGCCGCCGCCTTTACCGCCCATGCGTATTCTCCCGATGTTCGCTAGGAATCCAGCGACAGTTTTCCCTGAGCATGCCCAGTGTGATCAGGTCGTCGTCGCCGAGCGCCTGATGGTGATAGCCCTCGACCAGGAAGCCGAGGTTCTTGTCGAACTTCAGCGCGGCTGCGTTACTCGCCGGCACGAGACCGGTGACGCGGCGCAAACCGAGCTGGATGAACGGATAGGCGAAGCACGCGACGAGGAACTCGCGCACGAGCCACCGCTTCGATCCGTCGCTCGCCACGTGCATGTGGCAGTCGTGCGGGGAGAACCGGTCATAGACGACGACCGCGACCAGCTCGCCATCACGCTCCAGGCCGATGGCATGCGCATCGTGCGAGAAGCATTCCACGCCGATGCGCTCGGCCGCCCACCCGATCAGCCGATAGTCCTCGTCGAAAACGATGTTTGTGGTCATAGCTCGCAACGGTCGAATTACCCGACCATTGTATGGTTTTCGTACCGCTCCGCCAATCGCGGATTTGCGGCGCTGTCAACGTTTCTTCGCAGAAACGGTGTTGTAAATCGCAGACAGAAGCGAATGGATCGCTGCGATATCCGCCTGCAATTTGTTGTAGTCGGCGGTGGTCGGCGCGGCCGTGATCTGCGTCGACTGGAGATCGGCAGGCTGGCCGCCACCCATCACGTCGCCACGCAGCACGGCCATCTGCGATCCGTCGCTCGGGCCGCGCTCACCGACAAGAACCTGCACCTGCTCGACGGCTCGGTCGTACTTGCGCATGGCCTGCGCCGGATCAAGGCCGGTGCGCATTGCGGCGTTGCGCGCGATCATGTTGTCGGTTCCGCGTCCCATCACACGTTCCTCAGTTCTTGGCCGGTGGTCGCCAGCACGATGTCGGAGATATTGATGTTGCTGTTGACCTCGATTTCCCAGATGCGCGCAAGGAAGCCTGACGGCAGCCGCGCCATCCTGTTCATCTTGCCCACGGTCTTGACCAGCTTGCCGTCAGCATAGATCGACACGCTCACGAACCCCTCATCCGGCAGCCGCTGCATCATGTCGCCATTGACCGCGAACAGATTGACCTCAGCGCCATTCAGCTCGCCGCTGATGGACGGCAGCGCGAAGTTCGTCGCGTTCTCCGTCTCGATGCGCTGGCGCTCAGCCTCGTATGCTGCCTGCTCCTCTTCGCTGGCGGCAGTGCTGCCCTCGATCAGGATGACGCCGAAGTTGGTCGGCGTCGGGAGCACGAATTGCTTGGACCGCCAGCTCAGCGTCTCGTTGACCTGCCCGAGCGCGTCCCACTCGTAAATCTCCTTGCCGACGAGGAAGAAGAGTGCGCCCGTCGACAGCTCGTGGAAAAATGCATCCGCCTTGTGGTTCGAGCGGATGATGAAGGGTGCCGCGCCAGTCGTGTCGAAGATCAGCGTGCCGCTGAAGGCTGCGCCGCTCGGCTCGATGTACTCGTAGCTCGCGAAATACCGGCCATTGAACTGACCGCCGACGATGTTCCCCGGCCCGGTCTTCAGCCAGTCGTTGCGCGTCATCAGCTGCTCGGTGATAACCTGCATGCCATTGGAACCGGCCATCACCAGCCCGTCATGCGACGGATATGCCACCGAGTAGCCCAGGTCGATCACGCCGCGCGCGTTGATGCACGGCAGGTTCAGCTCGACGCGCTGCTGCTGCATGTTTTCCGGCGCAGTGCCCGAGACGATGTAGGGCAGGCCCTCGGTCATGACAACGATCGTGGTGCCGTAGGCGCCGAGCGCCACGATCGGGTAATCCATCGTCAGGATGTACTTCTCGGGCCACGCGTGCGGGATGAACGGCTCGCAGAAATACAGGTCTTTGCCCATGAACGCGGCCATCATGCCGTTGGGCAGCGAGATCAGCCCTTGCAGGCCGTCCGGCGGCGCGTTGTATTCCAGCGACGGCAGCATCTCGCCGAAGTCGTTGGCCACGTGCGTGTCGACGAAATTGGCAGCCGACGCGGCGCGCTCCTCGATGAAAAACAGGTCGGTGCCGCCGCTGCCGGTCTGCGACCGGTAGAAACGCTGCTTGGTGATGTTGCGGCCGGCTGGCGGCGCCTGGATGCCCGTCAGCGTGCGCGTCTGCCCGCTCTGCCAGCCCGCGACGTTGGAGAGCGCGGACGGCTCAGATTCCTCGCCGAACGCGGTGACGAAGGTGTAGACGTAGGCGATGCTGGTGACATTGCCGGTGCCCGCGCCAGTCACAGTGAGCGCGGGCGCGGCGGTCGGCATCGGCACGGCCAAGTCATAGGTGGTGCCGTCGACGATCATCTTCGGCTTGCCGTCGCCCATGTAGTAGAGGCGGTCCTGGGCCACCGGGCCGGGCGCTGCGTGCACCACGCTCGGCCACGCCATCCACGTGCCGTTGTGCTTGTAGATGGTCTTGGCGTTGTCGATGCCAATGGTCGTGATGAAACGCGGCTGCCGCGTCGGCGTCAGGCCACCATTATCAAGGCGCACGTTCATCGCCCGCTGCGCGGCCGTGTCTGCCAGCAACCTGGGCAGCGTTCGCGGCACCTCGCCAGAGTAGGCAGTCAGCTTCAGCGTCGTCATGTCGTCATCGCCCTATCACCCCGCATTGTACAGTGCGGCACCTACGTCCAGCTCAAGCGCGCAGTAGCGCCGGCGCCGGGGTTTCCGGATGCCCAAGTGGCATAACCCCCAGCGCCGCCGGGGCCAAGCACGAGCGTGTATGTGCCGCCAATCAAGGGCGCACCTGGAAGTGCGAGGGGATGATCATCATGCGACCACCTGGGCCTTGAGGGCGTCCACCTGCGCGCGCAGCTCCTGCACCGCCTTCACCAGCGTCGCCACGATGGGCAGCAGGTTCGGGGACAGCATCGTTTCGCCGCCGCCGGCCGCGAACGTCGGGTCGATGCGCTCCAGCTGCTGGGCGATGAATCCGATCTCGTGCTGCTGCTCGGCGTTCAGGAAGGGGTTGCCCTCGCGGTAGCGGAAGCTGAACAGCTCGATCTTGCCAAGCTTGTCCAGGGCGTCCGTGGCGCTGGGCGCGATCTCGCGCTTCAGCCGCTCGTCGGACGGATTGATCGTGATGCCGTAGCTGCCGCCGTCCACCGTAAGAGTAATGAAGCCGCTACCGACACCCCAGCTCCGCCCGATACGCGTGCCGTCCCCAGAGTAGAAAGACTTGTCGATGTTTGGCGCGTTGGCGGTATCCCATATGGTGGCCGTGTTGCTGTTGTCGATCGTGCGGCTCAGGAACGTGCCAGACCACGACAGGGCGATTGCATTGCCACCCGTGTTCGCCACCAGCTGGCGCACGGTGTTGTCCGACGTTTTCCGGATATACGGGGCGAAGTAGTCGCCGTTGACGAATCCGACCACCGAGGAGCCATCCCCGGCAAGTTTTCCGGCCAGCCCGTTGTTCAGGGCCACCGTGGTCGCCTTGCTCGCCAAGGCGTCATACACCGAGCCCAGGCCACCACGGCCGATCAGGATGTCGTTCTGGAAGTTCGCGTTGTCATCCGCACCAAACCACATGGTGTTGTTCTCGGAGCTGAACTCGCCCGCCGTGCTCCGTCGCAAGAACCAGTTTCCGCCATCCGAAACGAGACGCCAGCGGCCGGCAGGCGCGCCCTGATCAGTCTCGCGGAACGTGACAATCGGCGCAGAATTCTCCACTGCGATGCCCGGCAAGGTGAGGTTGCCGGACATGGTGTCCCCCGCCTTGGAGACCTTCCCATCGGCGGCGCTCTGCGCGGCGCTGGCCGCAGCTTGCGCGGAGGAGATGCCATCGCGGAAGGCATCCAGCACGCTCTTAGTCAGGCGTGCCTCGATGCGATCGTTCGGGCTGAACGAGAGCGCAGACGTGCTTTCCTGCGCGCGCGTGATGGACATGGCGTCGACCGTGCGCGACGTCACCTTGACGATCTCGCGCACGCCGTCCGCCCGGATCAGCGTCGCCATGAACCAGTCGCCAGCGCCGAGCGTCGGGAAAAGCGCACCATCCCCCGGCGTGACCGTCAATGACGTGCCGGAAGGCGTCAGCGGGCCGACAAGACGGCTGACAGCGTTGTTTGCGAATTGAACGTCAGCCATCAGCAGCTCCTCACACGAATCTTGAAACAGGTTTCCTTGATGCGGCCGGCGGCCGTTGCGACTGTCACGTCGACATTGTAGCTGGCTCCAGCCGTGCCGCCGGCGAGCCATACCTTCACGACAGTCCCGTCGATCTCGTAGGCCGGCGAGGCAAGCGTGCCGTCGTCCGGCGTGATGACGACGCCAGCCGACTGGAGCAAGTCGCCATCAGGCATCCAGCGCGCGAAATCGATGTCGTAGTCGAGCTGTTCGGTGGCTGTTTTCTGAACGATACCTAGCATCAGTTCACCTCGTTGATGTGCAACACGGCACCCCACTTTGCGCCGACAGGAGAATCGATCCGTGGCTGGATCACGAAATTGAGCTGATTGCTCGATACCGCTACAGAAACCGTCGCTACGTTGGCGCCCGTGCCGAAGTTCGCATCAACGTCGGACCACACCGTGGTCACAGTGCCGATCGTCAAGTTGCCGGAGGCATCTGTGTGCGCTCGGAATTTCAGCTCCCAGGCCGCTGACCTCAGCGCCGTGCTGCGCGCCCATACCTCCAGGGTGCATTTCCATGCCGTGCTGGCTGGAAGACTGATGCCAGTAATGTTGTCGAGCGTGGCGAGGTAGGACGAGCTGACAGTAGAGGTCACTGCGGACAGCGGGACCTGCCGGCGGCTCACGAACGGGTTCGTGCCGACCGACGTGTCGCGGTACGCCCAGACCAGCAGCTCACCCTGATACAGCGTGCTGCCCTTGTACCCGCCCAGACTGCGGGCGTAGTGATGGCCGACCGTGTTGCCGTTCCCGATGGCGAACGAGTAGTTCGCGGTGCTGGTGTTGCCGTTGCCGAAGACGGCAGAATCCGAGCCGGACGCGGTGTTGTTTCGCCCGCCGACCGAGCATGCCGTGCCGTTGATGGTGTTCAGGTAACCGTGCGTCCAGCTGTACGCCGAGTTCACCTTACAGGACTGCGCGAACGTCGTGCCAGAGGTGGCGCCGTTGCAATAGTTGCGCAGCCCGCCGAAGTGCCCGCTGCCCAGCGTAGCGCCCGATCCATTCCAGTTGTCGGTGCCACCGCAGAATGCGTTGTAGCTTCCGCCGTCGTTGATGTGGTAGCTTCCGCCCAGCATCGTGGTGTGGTCGCCATCCAGGACGCGGTTATGCGCGCCCGTGACGTGTTGCATCACCCCTCTATCCACCACATTGTCGTAGCCGCCGCCGATCCAGGAGTAGTCCGGCTGCGTGCCTGTCGTCGCGATCACCGCGTACGGGTCTTCGATGTACAGCTGCTCCAACACGCCAAGGGCTGTGCCGAGCGTCCAGGAGACGCTGCTTGCACCAACAACGCCTGTCCACTGGTTTCCGGTCGGAGCGCCGGACGTGTACGTCAGCTTTGTGCGGGTGCCATCTCCCGCTTTCTTGTAGAAAGACAGGTTGGCAATGCCATTGGCAGGCAGGTAGTTCCAGACGCCAGTAGTGGCCGCGCCCAGAAACTTCTGGCGGTTGTGGCCGTATCCGATCACCTGGAAGTTCGAGCCGTCTCCGCCGCCGGTGATGGTGCACACGCGCGACAGCGGATTGATGTAGGTGTAGGACGTGTTCGGCTTCTGGTTCGCCGCACCGGCCGACGTCACGAACTTCTGGGCCGACGATGCTGCGGCATCTGCTGCGCTGGCGGCGCTGGCGGAGGCAGATGCCGCCGCACTCGCCGCACTCGCCGCCGCCGCGCCAGCGCTTCCGTTTGCATTGCTGGCCGCCGCGTTCGCCTGCGCCAGCACGCCGTTCGCCTGCTGATTGATCTGCTCGTCCTTCTGCGAGATCAGCGCCGCAGCAGCAGCAGCGATGTCTGTTCGCTGGCCCTCGATGAGCTTTGCGGGCGAATCGACCGGGCCGCCACCGAAATCAACGGTGTCGGCGCTCCCGCCCTTCACCCACGTGTCAACGTTGGTGACGATCTCGTCGAACTTGGCGACGCGGCTGTTCAGTGATTCGGTCACGGGTTCCCCCAGGAATTGTTCGGCATGTCGGCGCCGACGATCTGATCCAGTCGATCGATCGCGCCGGTGGTGCTGGCCTCGCCATACCGGCCAGCGTCAAGAATGAGATCGAGCGCGATGGTGCCATCCGAGTAGCGCGGCAGCACTTGGCCGCCCGGAACGCGATCGCCATCGCTCGGCACCACGAATGTCCGGCCATCATCCTGCACGAAGAGCTGCCGCTCGATCGGCGCAGGCTCGAACGGGCCGGAGATGGTCGCAGCGATCCGGTGCGCGGCAGAAAACGACATGACGGCGCTGCCGCCGGCGTAGATGACGCGGTAGCTGCGCGGCACGGCGCGGCCATCCATGATGATCTGCGCACTGCCTGCGCCATAGACCTGCGCGCCCAGACTTCCTGACCCCGACCCATCCAGCATAATGGCCCCGCTTCCGGCGTTCTTGCCGATTGTCTTGGCCCAGCCTGTCGCCTTGCTCAGAATGTCGACACGGCCGCCGCCGTAGACCGGGTGATGCGGGCGAACCTCGCCGAAGGAGTCCAGCTCAATGATCGCGCCGCCCGCGCCGAGCACCGGAATCTTCTGGGAGCCGGAGCCGATCAGGTCGATGCTGCCGGCGCCGCTCAACAGAAAGGCGATCTTGCCATCAGCACTCGCGCCGACATCAATTCGAGCCAAGGCGATCGGCTTGGCAATCAGCTTGGCCGTGCCGGTGGCGTCCAGGCTGACGCGCCCAAGGCCGCCGGTGCCGGCGATGCGACCGAAGCCGGACGCATCAAAGCCGAGCTGCGCCGCGCCAAAGAGAACCTGCCGCACGTTACCGCGCGCGGTGCCGTCGAGCGTGATAGGCGCTGCGCCAGCCCCCTGCGCTACCTGTGTCGTGACGCCAGTGGCGTCGACCGCGAGCGCAGCCGTCCCCTGGCCGAGATGCGTCTCCCAGCCATTGATCGGGACAGTGTTGAGCGCGTAGCGCATCGTTCGTTACGACGCCTGGGCCATCAGGCTGCCAGCGTCGAACACGAACACGTCGCCGACCTGGAGCGTGCGCGCGACGGTCAGCGGCGCCTTGAACAGCAGATTGCCGCCGGTGGACGCGTCGAACACAGCGTAGTGCGTCACGGTCACAGCGGCCACGCCATTGTTGGCGGGATACGTGAGCTGGTTGACGTTGCTCGTCTGGCCGCCGGCCGCCGGCGTCCAGCCCGAGCCGATCGCCCCGCCCTGCTCGGCTTCGCGGCGCACGTAGGCCGGCCAGTTGCTCAGACTGACCTCGTTGGCGCCGGCCCCGACGCCTGGGTCGCCAGTGTGCAGCGACACGTAGGTCTTGGCTGGCAGCGGGAACGCAACGCCACGCAGCAGCGCGTTGAGAATGTTGTTCTCGGTGTAGGTCGATGCGGCGGCCATGAAAGCTCCTTAGAAAAACTGGCCGCGCGTGCGCACTGGTGCACGCTGCTGGCCCTTGATGGTTTTGGTGGAAAGGCGGTCCAGCTCGCGGTCGAATCGGGTGCCGAAGAACACAGCAAGGTCAGCGCTCATCCATGCCTTTCCGGGGATGATCAGCAGCTCGGAGAGCGCGCCATCGGCGATCGTCTTGCGGTACTTGTCGGCGATGAAATCCGGCAGGCTGTCGGCATCCAGCGTCGGCTTCAGCAGGCCGTAGACCTTCACGCGCCCGTTGTCAGGCGGGTAGAAAGTCAGCGTGTCCTCGCTGTACTGCGTGACGTACTGCGCCTGACTGGCCTGCGTGTTTGTCCGCCATTCAGGCGCCTGCTCGTCGAGCCATTGCGTCGACACGGGGCGAAGGTCGCGGCCGTTGAACTGCACCAGCTCCATCTCGTAGAGCGCAGCGCCATAGGGCACGGCGACATCCGCGCACTCGTTGGCGGTCACGTCGAATTCATCGTCGCAGCGCCACAGGCGCGTGCGCTCGCAGAACTTGATGGCCGCCTCGCGGATCGCGGCGAACGCGGTAGGCTCCGGACAGCCGGGCGCAAACCGGTGGATGATCGGCATGAACACGTCGAGCGTCTTCATTGCGCGGCTCCAGCAGCGGCAGCAGCGGCGGCGGCCTGGGTTGTGGGCGTTCCAGTGGCCTGCACGCCGAGCGCGTCAGCGAACGCGCTGTAGTGCGCGGCGGCCACGGCGCCGTTGGCGAACTCGCTGTCCTTGCTCGATGCCCGGTACAGGCACCAGCTCACCAGCGCGCCGATGAACTCGACGCCCATCTGCACCACGTCATCCGGGGTCGTCAGGTCGGAATGGCGCCACGCGCAGACAAGCTCCACCTGCACGCCAGCAGCCGCCGGCGGATAGGTGTAGAAGACGGTCGGCACATTGCTGTCGTAGGTGTAGTGCCGGATTTGCCCGGCTGGCTTCATGCTGTGCCAGTCCGGGTTCTCGGTATCCAGCAGGCGGCGATCGGTGGCCGTGACAGCGCGGCCCGGCGATCCGTCCGCCTTCAGATTGCGCGGGATGTCCATCAGCTGGACGGCATCAGCCGGCAACGTCTGCTTCGAGCCGGCCACCAGCGCAGCGGCCGTCGTCTTCATGTAGGCGGACGGCTTGCGCACGACGATCTCGCGCGTGCCATCCGTGAGCCACTTAAGCAGCTCATCCACCGTCCAGCGATCGTGATCCTCGTCTTGCAACAAGGTCGCGGCGCGGGAGAGCACGACGCTGGCGGGGAATGCCATGGCTTACGCCTCGCCCGAAGCGAGCTTCTGTTGGATGGTTTCGACGGTCCACTTGCCGTGCGGGGCCTTGCCGAACTTGGCCTTGTACTGTTCGGCCAGCGCGGCGCGGTCCGGCGCCTGCGGCATCTCGTCGGCCATCGTGTCGAGCATGGCGTCGATCTGCGCGTGACGGGCATCAGCGTCGAGCGCGTTCCACTCTTCGACGGTCAGGCCGGACGCGGCGTGCGCACGGGCAACGACTTCGCCGAGCTGCACGGAGCGGTTGTCACCCAGGTCGATCACCGCCGGGTGGACATCGCTGCCCAGCAGGGAGGGCGGCGGCGCGGCCAGCTTGTTGGTCGGCACGATCGTCTGCGGCGCGCCAGCCGCCGAGGCAGGGCTATACGGCCGGTACGCTTCACCGATCGACAGAAAGCGCTTGACGTGCGGCTCGCTCTCGACCTTGGAGACGTGCGCGCCATCTTCCAGCGGCGCGAAGTGGTATTCGACGCCTTCGAGCGTCACTTTCGTGCCGCCTTGGCGCTTCAGAATGCATTCGATCTGCATGTGCCCATCCTGAAAAGGCAGGGGCCGAAGCCCCCGCCGTTGCGCTCTGTCGCTTACTGGCTGGTGCCCTGCACGTAGTGCAGGATCAGCGCGATCGTTTTGCCCGCAGCGCCAACCTGCGGGCCGGCTGCGACCTTCACGCCAACCGAGCGATGGTCTTCCGCCTTCTGGATGCGGAAGGCGCTCGATGCCGTTGCGCGCACGACGCCGCCGGCTTGGCCGACAGTCGACGCGGCGAACAGCTCGTTGCCGCAGGTGCGAGCCGGGTCGACCTTGCCGACCGGGCCGGACATGATGCCGACGTCGAGCGTGATGGTCGGCGCGCCGCCGGTGTCGAGATCATCGACGTCCAGGATCGCTTCCACCGGGACAGCGTTGCCCGGCAGCACGCCCAGCTCGATGATGTCGCCAGCGGCCGGCGCGTTCTTCAGCGTGATGTCGAAGCGGCAGGCGGTGACGTCGCCAGCGCAGTCGGGCACGGGCGTCATGCGAATGCCCTGCGCGAAGTCGGATTGGATCAAAGCCATGGTGTTGCTCCTGAGAGGTTTGTTGCGCGGTGCTACGGCCAGCGGCCGAGGCCGCCAGCCTTTGCGTCCGATCCGGTTAGGCCGGGTTGTTCGGGTTCGGGTCCTTGGCGTAGGTGTCGATCGAGATCACACCGAAGTCGCGATCGTTGAATCGCGTCTTCTTGATGCCAGCGATGAAGCCCGAGGCGACGGTCGGCTCGTTGCCATAGTCCTTCGTCTCTTCCTGCCAGTCGTAGCGCAGGCCGCCCTTGGTGCCGTAGGCCACGACGGCAGCCTGACGACCCATGTACAGCGCACGCGCGGCCGGCTGGTCAGCGCCCGCGCCGTAGTCGCTGAAGCGGACCACGTTGCGGTGCGAGTGCAGCACCGTGTTGCCGATCATGCCCAGGCCGCCCTTGAAGATCGGGTTGTTGCGGCCTTCAGCGGCGGCGGCGGCCTTCTGGATTTCCAGCCAGCCGGCGGCGTCCGACGTGCGCAGGCTGTGCTCCTGGAACGGAGACATCACACACACGTAGCGGTCTTCGCCTTCCACGCTGACCGGCACCATGTTCGCCGTTTCCGGGTCTTGGGCCTGCATCATTGTGGCCTGCACGTTGGCGCGCTCGATCACCACGCGCGACATGGTGTCGGTGTTGGCGAGGCTGGCCTTGCTGGTCGCCACGCCGCCGTACAGCAGGTGAGCTGCGTCCGGGGTGTTGAACGGGTTCTTCGCGTAGCCCGTGAACGTCGTCGGCAGGATGAAGTCCTTGTTGATGCCGCGCGCGCCCGACAGGTACATGAAGAACAGTTCGTCGGTGAGCTGGTAGAAGTAGTCGCCCAGGCGGTCGCGGCCGGTCTTGCGCAGGTCGTGCGCGGTGCGCTTGCGCGACATGCGGCCACCGGCGGACACCGAGTGACGCACCTGATCGATGATCACTTCGTCGGTGAAGAAGCGAAGGTTTTCTTCCTTGCCCTCGACGCGATCGTCGCCGAACGTCGGCTGGCCGCGCAGGCGGACGGACAGGTCAAACGACACGCGGTCGCCGGCGTCGCTCTCGACTTCGGTCTTGCGTTGGATGACGGCGTTTTCGCTGGTGCCGATGAACCGCGATTCGAAGTAGCTTTTTTTCCTAATGTCGACCGCAAGCTCGGAACTCCATTTTTTCTGAGCTTTGGGATCGCCGAACGCGATAACGGTGCTGGACATATGAGTGCTCCTTGAAAGGTTGATGAGATCAACCTGAACACTCCTGCGCTCAGACAGACGGTCCGATTTTATTACCGTGCGTTCTGATTTGCAACACAGCGCCGGAAAAAGAAAACCCCGCGCTGTGCGGGGTTCTGGCGGCGGTGCCGGCGGGCTCAGAGCTGGATGCGCTCCAGCAAGCTGCGGACGACCTTGAGCGCCTTGTGCGCCTCGTTGTCCAGCGACCGGATGCGTAGGCCGAGGCCCGTGTTGCACGAAGAGTCGATCTTGCCTTCGTTGATGCTTTCGCCTTCCGGAACGACGACGCTCACCAGTCTTTCGCCCAGTGCGCCGACCTCGTCCTTCAGCATCTGGATCGTGCTGTCCAGGCGGAATAGCTCCCTTTCGATCTCGGTCTCGGTCTGCTGTACGCCGGGCTCGCCGATGAATTTGCCTTGATTGTCCAGACTGTTCATTTTGCCCTCCTTTGAATGGAGGCCAATTTTCTCCCGCGCCCTGCAAACTCGATACCCCACCGTGGCGGGGCATCGTCAGGCTTTGCCGGTGATGCCTACCGAGGCCGCGATCTTGGCCGGGCTGGCCGCCGTCGCGCGCCGAATGGGCACAGACTTGTCGGCCTGGAAAGCGAGCCGGGCGATCTGGCCTGACTTGTGCTCAAGCGTCACCACGGCGTAGTCGCCGATGGCGATGCTCTCCCCTGGCTTCAGGTCGATGCGTAGAGTGCCCATATTCCCCCGTCAGGCGGCTTCGTTGGTGACGCGCACCAGCGACATGGTGCCGCCGTTCAGTCGGTACAGCCGGCCGTCAGTCGCCAGCGCATAGCCTACGCCCAGCACCTCGGCGATCCTCGGCTCGTTCTCCTGCTTCGCCGGGGCCGCGTCTTCGCCAGTGTCCGGCCGATACTTGCGCTCGAACACGTCCTTCGGGTTGACGTAGACGTAGCCGTCCTCCTGCGTCACGAGGTAGTCGCCCGGCACCGGCGTGTAGCGCGCGGTCATGCCCGCGTCCGCGCGGAACATGCCGCCGCCCTCCATGGTCAAGAGCGCGCCGTCGACCTCGACGATGCGCGCCGCCATGACGCGCACCGGGTTTGCGATGTATGCGGTTTGCATCACCTCTCCTTATCGGGATGCCAGATACGACTCGCGCTCGGACGCGGAGATCTTCATCAGCGCGTCCTCGTGAGCGAGCGGATCGGTTTCCAGCAGTCGGTCAAGCGCGGCGTACTTGCCGCCGCTGGTGTCGTTGCTCTCGGCGGCCGGCAGCTTGCCGAGCGACGGCGGAACGTCGACCTTCGTGGGCGGCTTCTTCTCGCCCTTGCCGTTGCCCTCGTCCTTCTTCGCCGGCGCGGCCACGCCGAACGCCTTTTGCAGCTCCTCGTGCGCCTTGGCGAGCACCTGCGGGCCGGTCATCTTCGCCGCTTCAGGGGCGCCGCCGATCTTGCGCACCATCATGTCGAGCGCTTGATAGCGCACGTCGCTGGCGCGGTATTCCGGGTTGGCGTCCAGGAACGAGTTGACGTCGCGGTTCCAGTCGTTGATCGTCTGCTGCTGCTGCATCTCGGCCGCCATCTCGGCCTTGAGCTGGGCGCGCTCGATCGCCTTCTCCTCCTTCGTGATCTTGTCACGCGCGGATTCCAGCTCGTCGAACGTGATGTCGCCGTCGTCGTACTGCTTGCGCAGGTCGGCCCGCTTGTCGGCGAGCCCCTTCAGCTTGGCCTCGGCGTCCTCGGGCGCCTCGGCGACGTAGACGGGCATCGACTTCGTGCCGGTGTCCACCGCGCCGTCATCGCCGCCACCATCTCCCTCGCCGCCCTCGCCGCCCGCGCCTTTGCCGCCGGCATCGCCGCCAGCACCAGCGCCAGCATCGCCGCCTTCACCAGCACCGGCATCACCTTCACCGCCCTGGCCGCCGGCGGCGGCACCAGCACCATCATCTGCGCCAGTGCCGGCGCCATCATCGCCGCCCGCGCCACCGTCTTCGCCGCCGGCACCGGCACCGTCATCATCGTTGAGCGCGGCCAGCTCCTCGGGCGTCAGTCCGTCAAGCAGTTCGTCGCTGTGTTTGGTCGTCATCTCAGTCCCTTCACTGTTGGAGAGTTTGATCCGGCGTCACGGGTTCGCCGGTATTGCTCGGTGCCGCACCATTCAGCTGCTCGGGAGACGGCGACACGGCCGGCTCCTGGGGCTGTTGCTGTTGCGGTTGCGGCGCGGGTTGCGGCGGAAGTCCTTGAGCTGCCGGGCTCACCGCCTGCTGCGGCGCGGGCGTGTGCAGTCCACCCGCCGGCGCAATGCCGTTGTTCTCGTAGCCGGCCTCGACCAGCACCGCGTCGCCGACCTTGGCGATGGTCGGCATGGTCACAATGGCCGTGGCCGCCTCCATGGCCGCCGCGATCGACGTGACGTTGGTGTTGACCGTCTGGCGGCGCACCTGTTCCGCCTGGGCGGCGCGCAGGTCCGCATTCGCTTGCGCGGCGACGGCATCGGCCTGGGCCTTGCCGGCCTTGCCCTGCTTCTCGGCCAGCTCGGCCATGAACATCGATTCTTGCGCCTGGGCCTGCTTGGCAGCGGCTTCCTGCTGTTGCATCTCCTCGGGCGTCGGCTCGGTCGCGTCGGGGTCGCGCATGCCGTTGATCTGGCGGATGCGCTTCACGATCTCGTTGCGGTTCGGCAGGTCCGTGGAATCGGCCCACAGGTCGAGCATCACGAGACCCACCTGCGGCGGCATCTTCATGATCATCTGCGAGAGCTGCTCGGATGCTGCCTGACGGTAGGTCGCGCGCCAATCCGATTCGCCGATGATGAAGTCGGCCTTCGTGCGCACGATGTCGTTTTCCGGCAGGCCGTCGTTGACCGTGATGAAGTCGGCCTTGCCGCGCTCGTTGGTGATGCGGAATGTTTTTTCTTCCGTCACGAACTGCTCGATGAGGGACAGCTGAATCTCGCCCTGCATCTGAACGGCGAAGCGCAGGTTGTCGAACAGCTTGTTCGTGGCGACCGTGCCCTGCTCCTGGCGGGCCTGGATCGCCACGCCGGACACGGCATTCGTCGAGCGCCCCATCAGCTCGTCCGTCACGCCGCCGACCTGCTGCAACATCTGGATGTCGCGGCTCATCATGTCCATGTGAGCGGCGGCCAGCTCGCGGTCGACGTTCAGCTCGATCTGCTTGCCCGGCTTCTTGACGAGGACGGCATCGGGCCGCGCAACCTCCTCGCGGAACTCCTCGATATCCTCGACCGCGCCCTCGTCCATCACGACCTTGTTGGACGAAAGGATGTAGAGCGCCTTGCTCGCGCGCTTGTTGATGTCGTCCTGGATGTCGCGCATCCAGCGGATCACGCCGTATGGCAGGTTGTCGCGGCCACGGCGGAAGCCCCAAATCGGGGTGAGGCTGAATCGGTTGTGGCGGAACGGGCTGGCGGCCTCGAACAGCATGTCGCGGCTGGTGAAGATCGCCACGCGCACGCGCATGGTGACGCGCTCGCCCAGGCTGTACATGCCGCTGTCCCGCGCCTCGACGTGCGCCGGGTTGCTCTCGTCGAACATCTCGCCGCGCAGGTCGCCGCTCAGGAACTTGGTGACGCGCATCGGCATGCGGTACCAGCACTCGATCAGGCGCACGCGCTGGCGCTTGTGGGTCGAGACGGTGCGGGACTGGCTGTAGGTGTCGCGGTCGAACTCGGCCCAATCCATGGCCTCGTCGCCGTCTTCCTCCGAGTAGTTGCCGTACCGCTCGGCGGCGACGGCCGCCTTCTTGATCTCGTCGGCGCGGTCGGGCACCAGCGCGCACGCCACGTCAACGTCCAGCCACTTCGGCCGGAAGATGTAGCGCATGTCGCTGCCGTCCAGCTCGGTCGACGCGCTGTCGAAGATCACGTTGCGCCAGCTCTCGTAGCGCGAGTAGATCGGCTCGCCGTCCGTGCTGTCGTCGTAGCTGTCCTCGACCCAGCCCAGGCCGACCTTGACCGTATCCTCGAACGCGCGCGAGCGGTGGAACGGCAGTCGGTTGACGTCCGACATGTACTTGAGGAGCTTGGTCTTTGCTTCGGCCGGCTTCGCGTCGGCCTTCTTGCGCGGCAGGATGTTGAAGTCCGTGCGCCCGCGCTTCTCGCTGCCGATGATCCAGTTGACCGACTGCGCGATCACGTTGAAGACGAGCGGCGCCTGCCCGCGCTCCTTGAGCACCTGGGCGTCGGCCTCCGTCCACTGGATGCTGTCGTAGTAGTCCTCGTCGACCGCCATCTGAAAGCGGTTCTCGGCTTGGCGGTCCAGCTCCTGGTGCAGGTACGACCGGAGACGACGATGCAGCTCCTTCATCGGATCGCTGTCCAGGGCATGCGATGGCGGCGCGTCATCCTTGCCCGGCTCCTCGGTGGGCATCCGGGCCTCGGGATGATCAGCGATCAGCCGCGTGTTCTGGTCGTCGTTAAGGTCGAACACTCTGCCTCCAGGCGATTAGAGCGGGGCCTGCTCGTGGCTGACGATCTCCACGGATCGCTTGCGGCCGTCGACGCTCACGGTGGCATCGGCCACGACAACAGCCTGCGTCGGCTCCGGCGGCATCTCGATCAGGTCTTGCAGGTGATCGTGGATGATGTTCGCAATCCGGTGCGTCAGCGCCAAACCCGGCTCGAACCCCATGCCCTGCGCGAACTCGTGCGCCGCGCGGGCCAAATAACGGGGGTCATTGTACAGGTATGCGCTCGAAAGCGCCACGCAGCACGGCTTACCGCCGAAGCGGCGCGACATGAGCACCAGCGCCGGCTCGGTGTGGTCGTCGTCGTCGCCTCGCGGCACCCACGTGCCGTAGAGCGTGATGTCCCCGATGTTGCGCGTGAAGTGGCAACGGGTAAGGTCAAGGAAGTGTTTGCGCTCGCTCATGCGATTCTCCAGGAGTTTGGGCGCTTGCGTTTGGCTGCGCCCCTGTTCACGTTGATCAAGCCACCGGCGAACGCCTGCGCGAGCTGGCGCAGCGCGTCGGCCGCTTCGGAGTGGCCGCCAGCCTTGTCGGGCACGGTCGACCAGCATGCCTGCCGGTCATTCCACTTCTTGCGGTAGTTCTCGATGTGGATGATACCGGGCTTTGTGTGCTCATCGTCGAACCACAGCAGCGGGAACATGTCGCGCGTCTGCTGGATGCCCCAATTGACATCTTCGATGCGCGGCACGATCTCGAAGCGCACGCCCGGCATCAGCTCCTCAAGCATCTGCTTCGGGCTCTTGTTGACGGTCTGGCCCTGGCGGATGTGGTCTGCGTCATGCGGCAGGTACATCGTGTCCCACACCATTCCGAGACCTTGCAGCCAGCGCACGGCGTGGCTGTACGGCTCACCCCACGCCTCGTAGAAGCGGATGCAGCGCCACTCGTTCCCGATCTTCTGCACGACCCATATGGCCGTGCCGTCGCTGTTGCCAATGTCCCACACTGTGTAGCAAGGCACTCCAGGCATGACCGGCAGCCGCGTGATGCGGCCGTCCTTGCGCACCTGCGCGAGCTGCTGGGCGTAGTAGGTTCCTTCCATGCTGACGCTGAAAGCCTCATCGAACGTTGACGGGAATTCCTGGAACATCATCTGCTGATCGCCTGCGAATAGCTGGCGCCGTGTCGTGACGTACCAAGCGCGCTTGCGCGGTGGCAGAGAGCGCCCGATCAGTGACTCGACGCGCTCGAAATACTCGCGGTCCTTGTCGGTGATGATGACGCCTTCCGGGTCCAGTTCGTACTCGTCGGCATCCCACCAGCTTGCGAAGTGCAAGCGGAAGTCCAGCGGCGACAGCTTGCGGCCCTCATCCTTCGCGGCCTTAGCATCGTGCGACATGTCGTAGAACGCGCCGTCGCGGCCCTCGGCGGTCGACTCGACGAACACGATCCCATCGATCGGCACGGCAGGCAGCGTGCCAGTCAGCACCTCTCGCGCCTTGTCCGGGTACTTGGCGCTGATCTTGCCGAACTCCGAGACGTGCACAAAGTTCGGCGTGCCGCCGCGCATGGACGTCCCGACGCGCACGCCGGAGCCGTTGCCAAACTTCATCTCGGTCGTCGTGCTGCGCGTGATCGGCACCATCTGCTTAATGATGTCCGGCAGGTTGTCGTATGCGAGCTTGATCTTGCTCTCGAAAATCTCCTGCGCGGTAGGCAAGTCCTGGGCGATGATGCCAACGTCGGAGCCGGGCTTGAACAGCGCTGTGTCCAGGCCCATGAGCTGAATGAGAGTTGAGTTGTGAGAGACGAACCCCTCCGCGATGAAGGTCTTGGCCGACGTCTGCAAGTCCACCATATCCATCTCGCCAAGCGGATCGATCGATGCGACTTTCGCCCAACCAATACCGCTTCGCTTCCCAGGAAGGTCTCGCCCGTCCCAAAATTCGTTCCCGATGAACCTGATCGGCCTCGTCTGCCCGATGATGCGGAACATCTCATCCATGCGCCCGACCACCAACTTCGGGACCGGCTGGCTTCCTTGTTTGCTTTCTCGCGTCGCAGCGTCGTCCTCCGTGCAGTAGTTGTAGCCGCGCGTGTCGAGGTACATCTCGAAGCGCGCCAGCGCTGGCCCGACAACTTGACTGACGTTGATTGATGCCGCGACATTGCGCTTGGACATGTGGCCCTCGCCGTCGAGCATTCCACCGATCCACCCATCCTCGTATGAGGATTCACCCCATGGCTTTGTGACCCAACGGACAAGAGTCCCCGGCCTGATCTTGCACTTGTTATCGGACTCGATGGAGCGCCACTTGGTGCCAACTACAGCATCGGATGGCCGCGTGAGCCAGCGGTGATTCCCGGTGCACACAACTTCACGCCCGTCATCGAACAGCATTCGGTAGGCGTTACCACGCGTGATTGCGGTGGCCTCTACCGTTGCTGTCCTCATCTTCCGCGACGGGCCTTTGCCGCCTGGGACGTCCTCATCGACGGCGACTAGCCGCGCACCCGGCTTTATGTCTCCGATCGGCACCCACTCAAGGGAAGCAGTAAGTACGCGTGTAGACGGATGCAGACAAAACCCTCTTTGGCGAGCTTTTGGAATCACATTTCTAAACCACATGCGCCGCAGAAGCTCCTCCTGCGCGTCGTTCGGCTTGAACGGCACGACCTGCTTCTGCTTGTTCTTGATCTTGTACAAGTGCCGTATCCGCCACTGCGGATCGCGCAGGCAGGCGACAATCTCCTCCTCGGTCTTCGGGAATGTGAATATTCTAGTGCCGCCCTCCATCGCGCCTCCAAAAGCAATCGTCAACACCATGTATTGTATGGTGCGGATCGGTGCAACGCCATGCAAGCTTTATGCTTTTCGCATGCTGCGCCACATATCCGTATGCTCGCCGAGCCATGTGACGCGCTTGATCTCGACGAGGCCGCGCGCTGCGAGCGCCTTGATCACGCGCGGCGACGCCTCGATGTACGGCGGGAAACGCGCCCAATCGCGCGGGGCGCGACGGAGCGCGTTGCACATTGCCTGCGTGAGTGGCGCCGTCATGCCGCCGCCTCAATCTTGTCGTTGTCGTTGGCGTAGACCGGCATCAGTGCACCCCCTTTGCGCTGTCGATCAGCGTGATGCGGCTGGTGTAGGCGCCCTCGTGCGAAAGCGGCTTCACGTCGACGCGCGATTCCGCCGGCATGTGCTCGGCCACCAGCTCGCGGATGCGCCCGACGTACTCCGGGTGAACGCGCACCTCGATGCTGCCCAGGCCGGTGTTGCGGATCACGGCCCGGCTGGTGACGCTGGCGGTCAGTGTGTAGATGTCGCTCATGGTCAGTGCATGCTCCTGGTAATCCATTCGAGTATCGCGATCATGGCGCCGTTGCTGAACGCTGTTGCGTTCGGCCCGGTGCCGGCGCTGACACGGCCCATGATCTCCTGGCGCAGCTGCTCGGGCTTCACGCCTCGACCGAGCGCGGCGTATGCCTCGGTGTAGCCGCGCTCGTGTTCGGCTTTCTGCTGCTCAGTCATGAGCGCTAGCGTCCTGCTGCTGCGATGCTGGCTTGACCATATTGCCGGTCTTGTCGAAGCAGGAGATCACGATTCGTTGCTCGCTCATGCTTTAGGCTCCGGCTCCCAATCATTAGCAAGCGGTCGCAGTGCCTCAGAGATAGCTTCAGCAGATCCATCGGTAGCTCGCGCGCCATCATGTCCCATAGGCACGATCTGATCGCCCATTTCCACGTTGTCGCAGCATGCCCCGCATTGCTTCGACCGAAGATTCCACGATCCATCTGGCCACCGTCGCCACATGGCGTTGCATACCTTGCAGAAGTGCGTAGGCTGCGCGCCATTGATCTGCGCATGCCCGTCGTGGTCGCTGCCGACAATCGCGGCCAGTTCTTCGTAGGTCGGCAAGCCGCGCTCGCCGTTGCGGTACTGCTCAAGAATGGTTTTCAGCACTTTCATGCTCCAGTACGGTCAGGGTTTGCTCGGTCGAGTAGCCCATGTCCGTGATGTAGTTGTAGGCGCCGCACAGCAGTGCGACGGTGTTGGGAACGCGGCGCACGCCGCGCTCGTACTGGCTGACCGTCACGGCCTGGATGCCCAGGCACTCCGCTGCACGTGCCTGGGTCAGTCCGTGCCATTGGCGCCATGCGCGCATGCCGGCCCCGGTCATTCCTCGATCTCGATGGGGAAGGCGCCGACGTAATCCGAGGACAGGCGATCGTATGTTGCCGCATCCTCGCTGGCGTGCGTCTCGTGCGATGCGACGATGCGGCCGGAGTCTTCCCGGTACAGGTTCACCCACACCGTGCGCTTGACCGGCGGCGCCATGCCGAGCTGTTTGCCAGCGTATGGCAGCTCGCCGTTTGCGCTGATCGACGTGAGGCCAGCCGCGCCCTCGATGTGGACTGCGACCGGATACGGAACATCCAGGCCGGGGTAGAAGTGCACGAACCTGACCTTGCGGCCGTCCGGCATGATCGCCGGTGCGCCGGCGGCGAACTGGTTGAAGTCGAACGGTCTCATAGCGTGAAGTAGATGTAGATGGCGGTGCCGACGAAGATGCCGAAGGAGACTATTGCGCCGACATCCAGCGCGAGGGAAACGCTGTCGTTCTGCATCTCCCCGCGCTTGGCGGCGCGCAGCAGGTCGCTCGCGCGGCTCACTTGCAGGCGCGCTTGTGGCGCTTCACGTTGCGGGCCTTGCGGGCGGCGCGCTTGTCGCGTGCGACGCTGCCGCCGTTGCGCTTGGTCGTGCCGATCTGGCTGGGCTGTTCGGTGAAGCCGAAAATGCTGCCGATCGCGAGCTTGATGATGCCCATGGATCACTCCTGAATGTGCTGCGGTTGAGAAAGCCCGCACGCGGCGGGCCGTGGTCACTGCGCGGACTCGATGCGGTGTTGCAGCTCGTCCTCGATCTTCTTCCAGCGCGCCACGCCGACCAGCGTGCTCATGCTGACGGTGGTGCCAGCAAGCGCGATCTCCTCCAGGTCGACGGACACGCAGCTGCCGAAGCCGCGCCCGAAGTAGTGCACCTTGCCGTAGAACTCGACGCGGACGTCGCCCAGGAAGCCGTCGCCCAGCCGCTCCAGGCCGTCGACGATCTGCGGATGCTGCGCCAGCACCTGCGCGAGCGCGGCGGCGGCGGTTGCGGCGTTGGCCTGCTCGGCCTGCCGCGCGATTGCCTGTTCGGTGGTCATGCACATGTCATCACTCAGCGTCAGTAGTGGGTTAGGCGGCATCCAACGGCTTGCGAATCTCGGCGGATTCAAGAACCACGCCACCAGGACCGAAGGAGAAGCGCAGCACACCGCTACGCACGCGCACATCGCTTTCGCTCGTCCCAATCGGGTTCGAGCGGATCATGTCGGCCACCTCCTTCGCCGACACTTCCCTTCCCACGTGTGCTGCAATTTGTTTCGTGTCCATCGTCATCCCCTATCAGTACCGGCACCGCTGCGCCGTGTTCATCGAACTGAAATTCGTTCGTTGACTTAATTGTAGGTGATGCAATGAATCACGTGATTGATTTTCGCTATCCACCCCGATTGCTTTTGCCTATGACGAACGAAACCCCGCCGGAGCGGGGTTCATGCGATCGTTATCGGGATCAGTCTTCCTCGGGAGAGTCTTCACCTTGAGGAGTGAACGCCGTGCCGCTCACCTGCTTCAGCAGCATGGTCAGCGGGTTGTCCTGCTGGCCGCCGTGGTTCACGTCCACCTTGTCGCCGTACTTCTTCGGGGCCAGCTTGGACATGAGCCACTTGCGAGTGTCGACGCGCAGGCGCGAGCGGGCGATCACGTCGTGATCCGTGCGCTGGTTGCCTTCCTCGTCCTCGTAGGTGTCGTTCGAGCCGTCGTCGGCGATGCCGAGAACCTCATCGGCCCAGGATTCCATCTGCATGGCCCGCGCCCGCGCGTATTGCTCCGAGAATTCCGCATTATGAAACACCCAGCGATAGATCGTGTCCTGGCTCGGCATCTTCTCATCCTTGCAGATGGAGCGGACGCTTTCCCCGCAGGCGATGCGCAGGCAAATCTCCGTTGCCAGCTCGCTGGTGTAGGAGGACGGGCGCCCGACTCGGCGCTTGACGGGAAGCGCCTTGGGCGCCTTGGCCGGCTTCCGTGGCTTCTTCGTTGATGCGCCCTGCGACATATCGTCTCTCCTCGTCTATCTCGAATCTCAGCAGCTGTTGCCAACCTGCCGATTTTCCACAGCTATCCGCGCCCGGCGGAACAGCTATGCATTTCGGAATCCCTGCTCTGCACAAGGGTTTCTTCAACTCCTGCCACTTTCGTCTGCGTGCGAACGACCTGCATTCCGTTGCGGAGAACACGGGCTCCCGCTAATGGGAACAACAAGCAACTCAGTGGTGCGACTACCCGTGTCGTGGTACGAAAATCGTATCACGCCGGCGAATCATGGCAAACAGGCAGGGCAGAAAGAAAATGGACGAGGGCATTTCGTGATGGAGAACCCGAGGAGCCGGCGCGTGGTCTATGCCCTGATCGTCGCTGTCGCCTTCCTCGTGCCCAGCCCCTGGGAGATGTACCGGGCTTTCTCGGAAGTCCTCTCGTCCCAGCAGACGGCGCAGTCCGAATAGGAGCCTGATCTCCTCTGTTCGATTCCATTCAGGCGCTGGAACTCATCGCCGTGTCAGGTCGGTCATGCAACAGCCTCTCTCATAATGCCGCTCTGGCTGTGGATGCGTTTCTGGATGTACGCCAGCCCCTTTCCGGTCACGAGCGTTCTTGTGTAGGTGTGGCTCTCGCCGCGTGGGTCGTTGTACTGCTTCTCCACTACGCGGAAGTGCCCTGAATCGATGTATTGCTGATACGGCAGGTTGTTGCGCATCAGCAGCCCTTCGTCGCGCAGGAACTTGAACAGACGGTTTGGGCCGGTGCCCAGTACCTTGGCTACCTCCTGCACGCTCTGGCAGTTGATGGCCTCGGCCACAGCGTCATGGAAGTCGGCCTTGGGTGTCAGCTTCTCGACCTTCTGCTCCAGCTCGACCACCTTCTCTGTGTAGGCGAGTAGCATGGAGCGCAGGCGGGTTGGGTCCGACAGCACCTGTGAGATGTCAACCACGTTCGACTTGGCGCGGCGCTCGCACTCGATGAAATACTGGCGGGCCTGTTTGCCTTTGTCGTTGCGCTCTACCATGGCCAGCTCCTTAGCCATGTCTAGGGTGATAGCGTATTCGGTGGTCGGGCGACCTTTTAGCCCGTTTTGGCTAAAAGTCGCAAAGTCCTGATTTTCAACGAAACCGTACTGCTCAATGCGGTCTTGTATCCAGTGCGAGAACTGCTTGCCGACCTCAAGGAACGCATGCAGCTCGCGGGCGTTAATGGTTTGCACCTGACCGTCACCAATGGCGCGGTCGGCGACTTTAATGAGTTCGTTCATGGCTCACTCCTCCTCGGTCTCGGCTTCCAGCGCGCGCCGGGTTGCGATGGCTTCGTACTGGGCTTGGATGTGGTCCACTTGACTTCCTCCCCGCCCTAAAGAGCGGGGATTCCTTCTTCAAGACGGCGAAGCCCCGCCGCGAGAATGTTCCTTGCAGCGTTTACGTCGCGGTCGTGTACCGCCCCGCATTCGCTGCAAGTCCATGCTCTTATTCGCAAACCTGCCCTACCTTTCGGACTACTGGCGGGGATAACCTCGCAGCACGAGCAAGTCTGGGTTGTATAGCTTTCTTTGACGACTTCAAAGACGACACCGGCCTGCTGGCTCTTGTATTCCAACATCGTCTTTAGACTTGCCCAGCCGGCATCGAGCGTACTCTTTGCCATGCGGGTCTTAACCAGCTTGGCGCTGGCTACGTCACCGACAAAAATCACGCCGTAGTGGCGGATCAGGTAGGTGCTGAACTTGTGCAGCGCGTCCTTGCGTTGATTGCCAATCTTGGCATGGATCGCTTTGACACGCTGTTTCTTGCCTGCCCGTTGGGCGATACCAAGCTGTGCCTCCAGCTTGCGGTAGAAGCGCCCTTCGATGCGCTGCCCGTGAGTGGGGTACGTTCTCGGGTTATCGACGAGGCATTGAGGGGCCGGTGCTGTGTTTCCCGGCTGCCGCCTGTAGCGTTCTAGGCGGCTCACGCTGTTAGCGCGTCAGCCCGCGCATTCCCTCACGGCTGGCAGCTGCCTATGGCGGATTTCAGGTCCGCCACCCGCATGGGTGTTTTTCAGCAGTCGCCATGCGTGAGGTGCCCGTCTCTCCGAGATGTCACGCTGCATAACCGTAAGCAGAAGGCCGCGTTTGCCAATCTGCGTAGCCGACGGGTCGGCGGATTCTTTAAGGTGTCTGGTGCCCGTGCTATTCCGGACTGTCAGCGCCTAGTTCATTTCGCCGGCTGCTCGCGCTCTTGGTGCCCTGCGCCAGTCTCTGCGAGAGAGATTCAATTGTAGGCGCTAAACCCTTGCGCCACAAGGATTTCCGCTACGCTGTTGCGCCGACGCCGCGCGCCTCGTGCCAGTCCTTCAGCAGCGTATCGAACGGCTCGAAGTAGTCGCCCGTCTCCATGCGATGGAGCTGGAAGACATGCCCCTCGGCCAGCTCGAACGGCGCCACGGCGAACTGCGCGAGCGCGTCCATGCGCCTCACATACGCGACCCGGTTCTGGATCACGTTCCAACGCAGCTTGGGCTTGGGCGGCTCGACCGCTGCATCGTCGCCGGCGGCCACGTCATCCTCCCACGCCGCGCGCGCCGACAGGTGCGCCGAGATCGCCTGCCTGTCGAAGAACTCGGCGGCGCGGCTGAGATCGTCCATCATCAGGGTGATCTTCGTGAGCGCCTGCCGGTAGACGCGCGCGGCGCGCTCGTGGTCGACCATGACGACGATCCCGAACTCCTTGGCCGACTTGCCCTGGGCCGGCTGCCCGAGCGCATGGTTCTGTTCGGTCGTCATGCGGCCTCCCATTCCAGGATGGGCTTGGTGATGCCCATGGGCACGTCGCTGACGTAGCGCCCGCGCTGGCCCGCCATGTTCATCGGCACCGTGCTCGGCGTCGTCAGGTACAGCGTGTGCCCGTCCATCGGGCCGCCGACGCACTTGTAGGCGGACTTGCGCACGGTCTTGCGCGGGGCGGAGCTGCGCAGGCGCATCTTCGCGCCAACTTTCCCAGCGTACACGACGCCTTTGTTTCGGATCACTGCCATGGTGAATCTCCTGGGTTGGTGCGCGATCAGCGCGCGGAAACGAGGGTGGCGGGCTTCTTGCCGATCTTCCCATCCATGCGCGGCACGACGGCACCACGGTCGCTACACCGCACAAATTGCCGGTCTGCGCCGTAGTAGGTGTAGACCACCACGCAGTCTTCCTTGCCTGCCGCGCTGAGCGGAGCCTCGTCGCACCCGCTCAGCACCAGCGCGATCAGCACCGCCGATACGGCCACTGCCGCGCAGCAGATCACCGGCCAGACGCTGCGCCGGCGCGTCGGGATCACGCTCAGCTCCGCGTAGCAGCCGAACTTGCTGGTTTGCAGCGAGCGCGGCGCGGCGCGGTAGCAATTCACATCGCGGTTGAACGTCATGCTGCACCTCCCTGCTGCTTGGGGGCAGCGGCGATAGCGGCTTTTGCGTTTGCGTCAAGCATCGCAGCATCGAACGACATGCCATGACCAGTCACGAAAAGTGCAACTTCTTCGCGCTCTTCTTCCGGCAAGTTGTGCCACCACTTGCGGCCCCGATCATCTCGAATCAACATGACGTTGCCTTGGACGTGCGGTTGATTCGCGTTGGTGCTGAAATCGGCCGAGTAGAAATGCCATCCCTCCGCCACGCTCGCCCGCTGGCTGGCCTGGGCGGCTATCAGCTCGCGGTGCTTCGCCCTGATGGCCGAGATCAGCGCCTTGCGCCGGCTCTCCTCGTGGAGCCACCGCCGGACAAACTCGCGGCGCGTGTCGTCGTATTTTACTACCTTCTCATAGTCACAATACGGGTACACACAGCCGGTGTAGGTTGCGCGGAGCGCGGCCAGCTCGTCGGGTGCTGCGCACAGCCCGCCAGAGAAAACGTAGCAGCGCTTCAGGGACTCGACATCCGAGACAACAACCGACGCGTAGCCCTTGATGCCGCCTTGCCACCAGTGATCCTTGACCTTTTGGATGGTGCCGTCCTTCATCGGCAAAGAAAGCTCGCGGCCTGCGAAAGCCTTGAACATGCTGCATGCGCGCTGGTAGTACAGCGCATCGCGGAACGGGCCATCGACGCCAACATAGTCGTTGCCATGGCGCTCGTAGACGAGATTCAGCGGGCGGTTCAGCACCAGCGCCTCATGGTCATTCACCGACACCACTGCCACCACCTCAAGCGGCCCCGGCGTGTGTTTCGTGTCCATCATCAGTCCTTGAAAAAAGCGATTGGTCATAAAATCGGTATCGCGGTATGGATTTAATACCACTCGCGCAAAATGCACAAGGAATATTTCACGCCTTCTTGAGCGCGCTCGCCAAGCGCTTCAGGTGCTCGCGTGCGGCATCCCTGTTTGCCGCCGGCTGCGCGGCAATTAGCGGCGCGGCGTTGCCACCATTCAGCAGCGCAGCAACGGGGCTGGAGGCGATGTCGGCGCCCGGCAACAGCATCTGCGCCTGCCCGGCCGACAGCAGGCCACGCTGAACCGCAGCGGCGATCACCGGCTCGCGGCCGTGCTTGTCGTCTCCGAGCGACGCGACCCACTGCGGCGGCCGGCCGGCATCGCGCGCCTCCTCGATAAGCCGCTCATACGCCTCGACGAACGCGCGCCGCGCGCCGAACTTGTCGCCGGCCTCAACGAGTGGCGCCGCGACGCCCCACGCCTGCGACATCTCCTCGGTCCACACCACGGTGTCGCGCTCGGACTTCGGCAGCATTGCCCACGCCTCGTCCGGCCCAGGTCGCCCGTCCATCGCATCGATGTGCTCCAGGATCGCGCCGAGCGAGAAGCGCGCCCTCGACTTGCGCACCTTCGACAGCGCGCGCAGCACGGCCGCCTCGGGGTACGCCGACAGGTCGTCGACCAGCATCATCGCCGCCGCCTCGGTCAGCCGCGCGCCGCACAGCTCGGCCGTGGCGGCAACCGCCTTGATGAGATCAATCCCTGCCATGATCGCCTCCTCTCAACGCCTCTGCATCACCACGGGTGGCATGAATCTCCGCAATTCGGCCCCACATCTCGCCGTCCTCCTGCAAGCGGTCGGCCTCGCTGGCGGCCTTCGCCGTCATGCGCCGGCCC